CACCACAAAGGGAACACTCATGCTGAGCAGAGAGGATTTTTACATGATAAAGCAAATGCGCCAGCAAGGTGCGTATATTGTTGATATTGCCACTCAGGTTGGTTGCTCTGAGCGGACCGTCAGACGGTACCTGAAATACCCGGACCCTCCGGCCAGAAAAACACGCCACAAAATGGCCAAACTCAAGCCGTTCATGGACTATATAGATATGCGTCTGGCTGAGAACGTCTGGAACGGCGAGGTCATCCTGGCGGAAATCAAAGCGATGGGTTATACCGGTGGCCGTTCCATGTTGCGCTACTACATCCAGCCCAAACGTAAGATGCGGCCATCGAAGAAAACGGTTCGCTTCGAAACTCAGCCCGGTTACCAGCTACAGCATGACTGGGGAGAAGTTGAGGCTGAGGTTGCCGGGCAACGATGCAGGGTTAACTTCGCGGTTAATACGCTGGGGTTCTCACGTCGCTTCCATGTCTTCGCGGCACCAAAGCAGGATGCTGAACATACCTATGAGTCACTGGTCCGCGCCTTTCGCTACTTCGGCGGTAGCGTGAAAACCGTGCTGGTCGATAACCAGAAAGCCGCAGTGCTGAAAAATAACAACGGGAAGGTGGTGTTCAACTCCGGGTTCCTGCTGCTGGCCGATCACTATGGCTTCCTGCCACGGGCCTGCCGTCCACGAAGGGCCAGAACCAAAGGTAAGGTTGAACGGATGGTGAAATACCTCAAGGAAAACTTCTTCATCCGGTACCGCCGGTTCGACAGCTTCGCCCATGTTAACCAGCTACTGGAGCAGTGGATGGCTGACGTTGCTGACAGGCGAGAACTTCGCCAGTTCAGGCAGACACCGGAACAGCGCTTCACGCAGGAACAGGAGCATCTGCATCCGCTGCCGGGTACGGACTTCGATACCAGCTATTTCGATATCCGTCATGTCTCCTGGGATGGCTATATCGAGGTTGGCGGGAACCGTTACAGCGTACCGGAAAGCCTGTGTGGCCAGCCGGTATCAATACGGATCTCGCTGGATGATGAACTACGGATCTACAGTAATGAGCAACAGGTAGCATCGCATCGTCTCTGTTCGGCTGCATCCAGCTGGCAAACCGTGCCGGAGCATCACGCCCCACTCTGGCAGCAGGTCAGTCAGGTGGAACACAGACCGTTGAGTACGTATGAGGAGCTGTTGTGATGCATGAACTGGAGACACTGCTGAGTCGTCTTAAAATGGAACATCTGGGCTACCACGTTGAAAGCCTGCTGGAGCAGGCGGCCAAAAAAGAACTGAACTACCGCGAGTTCCTGTGCATGGCGTTGCAGCAGGAATGGAACGGGAGGCATCAGCGCGGTATGGAGTCCCGGCTGAAACAGGCCCGCTTCCCGTGGGTCAAAACGCTGGAGCAGTTCGACTTCGGCTTCCAGCCAGGTATCGATCGTAAGGTCGTCCGTGAGCTGGCCGGGCTGGCGTTCGTGGAGCGTAGCGAGAACGTGATCCTGCTGGGTCCGCCCGGTGTGGGTAAAACGCACCTGGCAGTCGCTCTCGGGGTAAAAGCGGCGGACGCTGGTCATCGGGTACTGTTCATGCCACTGGATAAGCTGATCGCCACACTCATGAAGGCAAAACAGGAAAACCGGCTGGAAAAACAGCTACAGCAGCTTGGTTATGCCCGGGTACTGATACTGGATGAGATAGGCTATCTGCCGATGACCCGCGAGGAAGCCAGTCTGTTCTTCCGGTTGCTGAACCGTCGATATGAAAAAGCGAGCATCGTGCTGACGTCAAATAAAGGGTTCGCCGACTGGGGAGAGATGTTCGGCGATAACGTGCTGGCAACGGCAATCCTGGATCGACTGCTCCACCACTCAACCACACTGAACATCAAAGGAGAAAGCTACCGATTAAAGGAAAAACGCAAAGCGGGAGTGCTGGCAAAAAACGCCACGCCAATCAGTGATGATGAAATGGCGGAAAGCGGACAACATTAATGACCAATAGCGGACATTAAAAATGGCGAAAAACGGCCAATAATCTTGGCGTTGACAGTGTTACGGGGGATAAAATCAGGAGTTGAATAAATACGAAAAAGGAGGCGACACCCCTCCTTCCCTCCCCACTTATACATACCTGGCTTCTTCGCTATACATGTTGTGTTTTATCTGTCTCAACCTCTCTATAGGCGTTAATGCTCACTCCTTCCAGAACGTTCTATACGGCGACTATTTCTGTTGGTGAATTGGGTGTGTTGTTCTCTCTGTCGGTGTATGTGGTTTCGTTCGTTTTGCGGTGGTTCTTCTATGGGGTGTTCTCGTCGTTTTGGTGATTGTTCTTCTCCGTGTATGGAGTAATGGCAGGTGGGCGATTCCTTTCGTTGTTGTGTTTGAGTTGTTTGTCTGGAGTGTGTGAAAGGCTTTTGCAGTTATTCGTGTATTGGGTAATGGCATTTCCCGTGATTGTTGTGTTTCGTGTCTTTTGGGATTGAGAGAAACCTTGCGGTTACAGGCTTCGTTGGGGTTTCAGTGATTCTGGTGTTCTTCGCTGTTTGGGGAATGGCGTGTCGTGGGTATCGCGCGTATGAATGTTTTCGGATTGCCTGTGAAAGTTAGGTTGGTTGTCCGGTAGCCTGGGGAGAAGAGGTGGGTCTTTTCGGTAGCCTGGGGAGAAGAGGTGGGTCTTTTCGGTAGCCTGCCATAAAGAGGTTGGTTGTTTTTGGAAATGGCATTTGTGTTATTTAGTTGTTTTGTTATGCCTGAAAATAAGTTGTTTATATGGTTGTGTAACGCAACGGGAGCGATTTTGAGCGTGTGTTTTTGTTGGTAGTGTGTTGGGTCGTCTGTGGTGAAAATTGGACGCTGTGGCGCTGTCTGCTGCGTAGAGTTACGGGTATAAGCAGTGATGTGTGAAAACGTCAATTTTTTAGACCAAATCGGGTGAAAGCGTTGATGTTTCGTTGATCTGTTATTCAGTTGTTTTCTTGATTGTATAAACAACTATAGCTTATTGATATTTAAGGATGTGATTGCGGGTATGGAAGAAGAGTAGTGGCGATCAACGGATTCTTATAGAAAAGAATCAAATTGTGACCGCCATTATCAACTGATTGATTTGTTTACTTGTGTAGTCAGTTCTCGAAATGAATAGGGTCAACGTAATGCCGCTCACCGCTTTTACCATTACACAGCACTGTAACTTTCGCCTTTTCACTCCAGGCTGAGTATAGAAAGTTCCCATCAGGTTGAACATGGTAACGAGAGAAGTAAACATCGCCGACTGAGGCGTCGAACATGTTCCTATCTTTTTCACTTTGGGCAAGCGAGATGGATATCACCGAATTCCCATTTGGGGAAACGATTTTAAATTTATTCCCTATATCCATAACAATATTGTAACCAGGTAATTGCTTGTGTGTTTCCGGATCTATTTTCATGCATCGTGGGTACACGATAGTGTTAGGCTCTTCAACTGGCGTGGCATTAGCAGAAAGCACAAAAAATATTAGTGCCAATGGTGCATATTTCATTTATCCCTCACAATTTCCAATTTTCCAGACCATCGTCTATTTCAGCGTCAGGGTGGAATTGTACCGCATCAAATCCTACATCGAGCACCTTTCGAATGTTCTTGATGGTTTGCTATGTGACACCGTAATCACGCAGCTTTTCTTCCCTCCCCTGACTCCCCCATACTCCGTTTCTGTACCCAATTGAGTCCGAGATTGTATGGTGCTCGAAACAGATATTTGGTAGACACTCAGAGTCATGCTGTGTAACGAGGGTAGGGCTACTAACTGTCGTCTTATACAATTTGGTGAGTTTCAGCATTTTACCACCCCGTTCGGAAACAACTCATTCGCCGTAGTTGATATAACCTCCCAATTAACGCCGACATCAGCGTTATGGCATTGTCTGATTTTTTGCATCACCTGTACGCATTGTTCATCAGTGAGATCTGTCCTTACTTCAGCAATATCTTCTTTGTGCCACATAACCATGAGTAAGGGTTCGTCTTCTGGATAGTTTTTCAGTTTCTCGATGATTTCTTTTGCTGTTCCAAACATCTTCATCTCCTAAACAATTTGTTTTCTTATATGACTTATTATCTCAATCAACAAAAGGTAGAAAACAAATTGTTTTAGAGTTTGTTAAAGTCAGAAGGGGTTGTGTCTATATGAAAATGCCCGGCGTGTTGCCGGGCATTGCGAAGAGAGGTTGTTTAATTACTTAACCTGGTGGCCAGGTTTAGCACCAGCATCCGGGCTTAACAGGAAGATATCTTTCCCCCCGGGGCCAGCAGCCATTACCATGCCTTCGGAGATACCAAAGCGCATTTTACGCGGTGCCAGGTTGGCCACCATAATGGTGTGACGCCCGATCAGTGCCTGCGGATCTGGGTAGGCAGAACGAATACCGGAGAAGACATTGCGTTTTTCACCACCGAGATCCAGCGTCAGGCGAAGCAGTTTGTCAGAACCTTCTACAAACTCTGCGTTTTCAATCAGCGCCACGCGCAGGTCAACTTTGGCGAAGTCGTCAAAGGTGATAGTTTCCTGAATCGGGTCGTCAGCCAGTGGGCCAGTTACCGGTGCGGCTGTGGCTTTCACTTCTTCTTTGGATGCTTCCACCAGTGCTTCAACCTGCTTCATATCGATGCGGTTATACAGTGCCTTGAACGGATTCACTTTATGGCCCAGCAGCGGTTGCTGGATACCATCCCAGGTCAGTTCTGTATTCAGGAATGCTTCTGCACGTTCAGTCAGTTTCGGCAGTACCGGTTTCAGGTACGTCATCAGCACGCGGAACAGGTTAATGCCCATAGAGCAAATCGCCTGCAGATCGGCATCGCGTCCTTCCTGCTTTGCCACCACCCACGGAGCCTGTTCATCAACATAGCGGTTAGCCAGGTCAGCCAGTGCCATGATTTCACGGATAGCTTTGCCAAATTCGCGGCTTTCCCATGCTTCGCCAATCACTTCAGCGGCATCAGTAAAGGTTTTGTACAGTTGCGGGTCAGCCAGTTCGCTTGCCAGCACGCCGTCAAAACGCTTGTTGATAAAGCCTGCATTACGGGAGGCCAGGTTAACCACTTTGTTAACGATATCGGCATTCACACGCTGAACGAAATCTTCCAGGTTGAGATCGATATCATCAATGCGCGAAGAGAGTTTCGCAGTGTAGTAGTAACGCAGGCTGTCGGCGTCAAAATGATTCAGCCAGGTGCTGGCTTTAATAAAGGTGCCGCGAGACTTGGACATCTTCGCGCCGTTCACCGTCACATAGCCGTGAACAAACAGGTTGGTCGGCTTGCGGAAGTTGCTGCCTTCCAGCATGGCAGGCCAGAACAGGCTGTGGAAGTAAACGATATCTTTGCCGATGAAGTGGTACAGCTCGGCGGTGGAGTCTTTCTTCCAGTATTCGTCGAAGCTGGTAGTGTCGCCGCGTTTGTCGCACAGATTCTTGAAGGAACCCATGTAGCCAATCGGCGCGTCCAGCCAGACGTAGAAGTATTTGCCCGGTGCGTTCGGAATTTCAAAACCGAAGTAAGGTGCGTCACGGGAGATATCCCACTGTTGCAGGCCAGATTCAAACCACTCCTGCATTTTGTTTGCCACCTGCTCCTGCAACGCACCGCTGCGGGTCCATGCCTGCAACATTTCGCTGAAAGAAGGCAGATCAAAGAAGAAGTGTTCGGAATCACGCATTACCGGTGTAGCGCCAGAAACCACTGATTTCGGCTCGATCAGTTCCGTCGGGCTGTATGTCGCGCCGCAGACTTCACAGTTATCGCCGTATTGATCCGGCGCTTTACATTTCGGGCATGTGCCTTTTACAAAACGGTCCGGCAGGAACATGCCTTTTTCCGGGTCGTACAGCTGAGAGATGGTGCGGTTTTTAATAAAACCGTTCTCTTTCAGGCGAGTATAGATAAGCTCGGACAACTGACGGTTCTCTTCGCTGTGCGTCGAGTGATAGTTGTCATAGCTGATGTTAAAGCCTGCGAAATCAGTCTGATGTTCCTGACTCATTTCGCCAATCATCTGTTCCGGTGTGATACCAAGCTGCTGTGCTTTCAGCATGATTGGCGTACCGTGGGCATCGTCGGCACAGATGAAATTAACCTCGTGGCCGCGCATTCGCTGGTAACGAACCCAGACATCAGCCTGGATGTGCTCCAGCATATGGCCGAGGTGGATTGAGCCGTTAGCGTACGGCAGCGCGCACGTCACCAGAATTTTCTTCGCGACTTGGGTCATAGTAGGCATTACTTCTTTGTAGTGAAAAGGGGCTTGATAGTAACAAAATGGCCTTATGTCTGCCATGTGATAACAGCATTTCTCATAAATGATTAAATGTCGTAGCTGGAGTACACTACAAGGCGACAATTGCGCAAATTAAAATAAAGGAGACGGGATGAGCGAGTCCAAATCGCCGGATGCCCTGAGAGCAATGGTAGCCGGTACGCTGGCTAATTTTCAGCACCCAACCCTGAAACACAACCTGACTACGCTTAAAGCGTTACACCATGTTGCGTTGATGGATGACACACTGCATGTCGAACTAATCATGCCTTTCGTGTGGAATAAGCCTTTTGAAGACCTGAAAGAGCAATGTAGTGGTGATCTGCTCCGTATCACTGGCGCAAAGGCTATTGACTGGAAGCTGTCGTACAACATTGCCACGCTTAAGCGCGTCAAAAACCAACCAGGCATTAATGGCGTTAAGAACATTATCGCCGTCAGCTCAGGCAAGGGCGGCGTGGGTAAATCCTCCACGGCGGTAAACCTGGCACTGGCGTTGGCTGCTGAAGGTGCGAAAGTTGGTATTTTGGATGCCGATATCTATGGTCCATCAATTCCAACCATGCTGGGCGCGGAAAACCAACGTCCAACCTCACCGGACGGTACTCACATGGCACCTATCATGTCTCATGGCCTGGCAACCAACTCTATTGGTTATCTGGTCACCGACGACAATGCAATGGTGTGGCGTGGACCGATGGCCAGCAAGGCGCTGATGCAGATGTTGCAGGAAACACTGTGGCCTGATCTGGACTATCTCGTTCTCGATATGCCACCGGGCACTGGTGATATTCAATTGACGCTGGCGCAGAACATTCCTGTAACTGGTGCGGTTGTGGTAACTACGCCGCAAGACATCGCGCTGATCGATGCGAAGAAAGGCATTGTGATGTTCGAAAAAGTCGAAGTGCCGGTACTGGGTATCGTTGAAAACATGAGTGTGCATATTTGCAGTAACTGCGGTCATCACGAGCCAATTTTTGGCACCGGTGGCGCACAGAAACTGGCCGAGAAATACAACACGCAGTTGTTAGGCCAAATGCCACTTCATATCTCTCTTCGTGAAGATCTGGATAACGGAACACCAACCGTTATTAGTCGTCCAGATAGTGAATTTACGGCTATTTATCGTGACCTCGCAGATCGCGTTGCTGCCCAAATGTATTGGCAAGGTGAAGTAATACCTGGCGAAATCGCATTCCGCGCAGTGTGATAAAAAGGTGGTGCTTTTGCCGTTACGCACCACCCCGTCAGTAGCTGAACAGGAGGGACAGCTGATAGAAACAGAAGCCACTGGAGCACCTCAAAAACACCATCATACACTAAATCAGTAAGTTGGCAGCATCACCGAGCGCCAGCGGCGAACATATGAGCTTCGGAAATACTAGACATTCTTAACTCCGTTGTTTTCTAGTTGTGGTTATTTTCACAAATAAGAAAAGATAGAAAACAATTTATTTAAGGCCACAACTTATGGCCTTTATTTATTCATGCCGAAGGATTTGTAGCGTCTAATTGCCGGATAAAATGGGGTGAGGTGCTTGCCAGTAGGCTCCACCGTTCCATGTGAACCCCATGCGAATAAGAGTGTTTATTGCGGCTTTGGTAGACTCCGATTCGACACTGGCTTTACGAAACTCTTGAACCTCTTTCGCCAACTTGTATGTAATTGTGCAGGGGACGATTGCAGCCCAGCCTTTCTCATGACTGTTAATGACCATCTGGATGTGACCATCCAGAATAGGTTGATTAGGCATGTTATTGAAAATGTCTGCCTGTTTTTGAATGTGAAGAAAAAGCCTTGCCAGCGCCATTTGCTCACTACGAGACAAGGGATTATCAAGAGGGCTTTTTGCAAAAGCTGCTATACGCTGTGCATCAATGCCAAACATCAGCGCACCTCACCATCTTTATGGCTGGAGTTAACTTCCGTCATTAAATGTCTGACGTAATCGACAAGAGAGCCGCCTGGTGGAATCTGGCATTCCTCAACTAACTGGAAGTAGATATCCGCTGCATTACGTGTATTGCTACCCGCGCATATTCTTTCTTCCCGAAGTGCATGAAGCTCGTTGATCAAACGGTCACACTCTCCGTTACGCTGATCCACAACGGCCTCAAGCTCTGCGACGCGTTCACCTGGCGTCTTACCTTCTTTGCGTTGGATGGTAACGACGAAATCGCCAATTGCAGGGACGTTGTAATCCAGCTCAAGGTAGTTTTTGGCACCGCTGCGGACGAACTCACCCGCGAACATGGTGGCGAACATCGCAGAGGCCACTTCTCCGTTGAAAAGTGACTCCAGATCTAACGGAGTCCCGGCAGCAAGAGCCTCCTTTGCTGTATCCATTGCATCCATGAACCGATCAAACTCACTAGCGCGCTTTTCCAGGTCTTTCCATTGCTCGCTCCAACGTTTGGCAACGAAGTCTATGAATGTTTTCGCGGATTCATCAAAATTCCCCTCAAACTTAACGATGCCTTTATCAATAATGATCTGGCCTACCGCATCCTCTGCATAACCTTTCAATGTAAACTTGAAAGGAAAATCGGAATGGCCTGTGACGTTAAAATGCTCTAACTGGAGGTTGCTCATGTGTTTTTCTCTTATCGTTTAGTAACTACATTCTTACATAAATTAAGTAAGCATTTACCTATCATTTAACGCGTTTGAAAACGTATACGCTGACTGTGATCCCTGTGTCTTCAAACTCGTTGGTAAACGACTTCCCTCTGGCATAAACGTAATTATCCATCGTCATCCAGTCCAGTATTGGCGCAGTGCCCGGCAATACTGCTACAAGACGCCCGCCGACTTTCAGATGCCCCAGCGCAGCCAGCGTGTGCTCTCTATGACGACCAAGCGAGTACGGCGGGTTCATAACGATTTTGTCGAACTGATAACCTGCGTTGTCCTCAGACCACTTTATGAAGTCGCAGCAAATCGTGTTCGTATACCCTTTTCCACGCAGGATATCAGCGAAGAGAGGTGCGATTTCTATGCAGGTAACATCTTCCAGATCGGCGTCAATATAGGCCAGAAGATCCCCACGTCCGGCTTGAGGCTCCAACAGCTTCTCACCAGGCTTCAATTCAGTGGCTCTTGCAACGTACTCAGCAATCAAGCGTGGGGTAGGGTAGAACTGGTGTGATTTTGTATCCGGTATTAAACCGGTAGCCACAATCGTATTTAGCGTATGGCCGATGTCATACGGGAACTGCCAGTGCTTTTTCTCCTGCACGCCGCCAATGAAGCTCAGTGTGCGCTCAAGCTCTTCCACCTGCGACTTCTGGAGAGCTGAATCAGAGAAGTACCATACACCTTTGTCTTTGCTCAATCGCCCGTCACGAAGCGCAGTGCGAACCGGCACGGAGATCGTCTTCTGGATTAAACCGAACTGCTTTGGTGCCCGTGTTTTTGGCGCAGTTCGGCATGGCGCGGGGATTGCAGCAGGCATACTGTAAGCCAGCACCTCATTCAACTTCCAGGCCACGTCAGGATGTATTTCAAAGTGAACGTTGCCGTTCTTGAACATCTTCACGCGCATCAGATTTCCATCGACGTTCATCCAGTCACCGGTCTGGCAGTCGTTTGCCCGATACGCAGCTGATAGCACCTCAGCAGTGCGGTTGATGGTAATAAATTCTTTGTGCGCGAAGAAATGAAGCAAGACACGCAGATCGTCGATGTAGTCCTCTTTGCGATAGTTCACGCTAACGCTGTCCCGCCAGAAATCAGAAATGCAGTCAGCGATTATCAGCCGCTCGCTGAAACCATTTGTCTTATTTGTCTTGTGCACAGGACTCAGCGCCTTAAACAAGCCATACACGCGCTCAGAGAGATATTTGTGCCTGTCATTCAGCAAATTAAGCATCGTGGGTATGACCGTTTCTGCTTTGAACTCCGGTACACCAACGAACTCTTTAACCTTCATCTGGTAGCCGGTTCTGTCAGTTTTGATGACTTCCTGTTTGCCCTCTATAAACTGCTCGCGCCACTCATCTCGACGGGAAGCTGGCATGATCAGCAAAACGTTAGTCATGTCCGTGACCTTCCTCCAGTACTCGGCCCAAATATTCTGTTTCACCCATTCCAGATCGACTTTATCCAACCAACCTCGATTTAAACGCGAGCGATCTTCATCTGGTCGATGGTTTAGTCTCAGCAGGCGATTAATCATGTTGTGGCGTTCGTCGCCATAAACGAAGTCGTGTACCTGATACATGAAGGCGATCTCTTTCTCGCACTCGGCCACAATTTCGTGGATAACGTTCATTTCCTGACGATAATCGATAGCAGTGTTTGAGCTGGCATCGTCGATGATGGAAAGGGCTGTATTCATAATTACACCATTAAATAATTTGTTTTCTGATTGGTGTAATTATCGCAAACTTGAAAAGGCATAAAAGCTGCATTCATAGGCGTTACAGCAGATTTAAGGCGTAAAAATGGGGGCTGTCGCCCCCTGTCGACTGGTGCTGTATTAGAGTGCGTATTGCGTTTTGTGCGGCTGCTTATTCAAGTCATGGCGATGCGTGAGCTCCCGCATCATGTCTTCAAGGCGACTCTTTGTGTCGTCGAGCTGGTCGGCCATTGCACCTAAAAGCTGGCGAACGGCCATCGGATCGTCGCTGTTTAGTGATGGCATTTTAGAACCTGCTTTAGAAGACATAAGGTTGATTGCAGACATCAACATCGTTAGAGAGGATTTAAGCCCGGCAATTTCACGATCTTTGCTGGCAATAATCGTCTCACTTTTGTTACCGTCATCAGTTTCTTGAGTCTCGCTCACCATATCCAAAGTCGCTTGCAACTTATCAGCTCTCTCTTTTTCAGCAAGGTAATGAACACCGAAATGGTGTGCCAAAGCTACAATCTGAGTTGGCTCTTCAAAGGTGGAATTAAAATTAAGTATTGTAAACAGTCTCTCAAATATGGAAACGTCTTCTATTCCTCGAAGAATGGCTAACATTTTGACCAGTTCATTAGCATCCATTTCTTCGAATAAGGCGTTTTGTTCATCAGCTATTGCTTTGCATTTCTCGCACATGTGTTTTCCTTAATGCTTAAACAAGTTGTTTTCTTATTGGTTTTATTGTGATGTGGCATAAAAGGGGAGCAAGCTAAACGTAAAGGTGCAAACTCTCTATTTCGGTCAACGAAACACAAGGGCCATTTGGCCCTTGTCATTAACACTTTGCTTTACGAACTAACGGATAAGCGAAGTAGATCGCCAAACCAATGAGGACGCCATCAGAAATGACAGACATCATCTTTCCCGTAAAATCCACCAACACCGCCATCACCAGAAGAGCAATGACGATCACAAGCCGGAATCTCTCAAGCATTAGAGATAAGCATCCAGTGACAACTGAAGCGCCTGGGCGATCTTTTTCAGTGCCTGCTCTTCTTGTTCACCAATGCCGTCCTGATCGGCAATATCAAGGCACAGACACAGAACATCGACCGCCTCTGGAGTACCCGCAATATCAGACAGCTCACGAATAGCCTGTGCATTAGCAGAACGAGGGGACGCTTCGTAACGAGCACGGATATTGGCGCTCATTTGGGCAATTTCACCAGCAAACGGAGAAAACGCAGGCAGAGCTGCAATTGTCTTCTCAAGAATGGCAATTTCTTTTGCGTCACATGTGCCGTCGGCATAGGAGATCATGTACGCGCCCCACACGGTGGCCTCAACCGCATCACGGTTCTCCATTTTTTTGACTTCGATAACTGCTTTACGAGTTTTCTTTTTGAAGAAACCTAACATGTGTTTTCCTTTTGTTATTTGTCAAAACAAGTTGTTTTCTAGTTAAATAAATTGCTTACGCAAAGACGGTCAATGCATATGTACTAACAACCGTCAGAAATAACCAAGTACCGAACCGACTGGAAAAATAAAAATCCCAACTACACGAGCCAAGGTCATGCCAGCCTGAAACTGGAGATCGCCAGAGCAAACAAGTTTTATAATGTTCGATACCCAACCGGCGGCCATGAGGGCAAGAATTGCCAGCCAAATTTTTCCAAAGTGATTTGAAAACCAGTTCATACAACCGCCTTAGTCACAGCATGATCCTGAGTAACTGGATGAACTTGAGGTATCGCATCCACCGCCATCCCATCCAGAGTGACAGGACGCTCCACTGGAGTGGTGGTAATTGTCGTCGACGAAGGTGTGGTGGTGGATGAATCCGGCATCAAAAGGCTCTGACCGGCTGGAACGGCTACCGTCGCCAGTGAAACTATAATGAGAACGTAGGCCATTGGTTTCAGCCTCTTTCTTTGAAAATTTTCCATTCGAACTGTCCTTGTTGTTTTTCTCCTTCACTAAAGGCCGTGCATTTTTCGCTTCGCGTGAAGAACCAGAGGCAACAATCGCCCCCATGTTCGCAACAACTGACGCTTGATTATCTAAACGTTCATTCAGCAACCGAACGGTAGTCTCTAGTTCATCAAGGCGTGACATAACACGACCGCTAAATAATTCGGCCAAAATTTGACGTAAAGAACGAGGACGTTTAGTTACAGAAGTGAAATAGGTTTGACGTGCCATGTGGACTCCATCCAGTGTCAGAAAGAGTTGCGGCTGGCGATTGCCAGCCGCTTTTCTCGTTCCATCCTGGAACTGTGTCTTACCGACACATTGTCATCCTGACGCCGATAAGATACATGATTTAAAATGATAGGTAAACACTTACTTACTATTTGTTATAAACAAAACCAATATCTTTCTTGTGAGGCATATCTGCTGCTGAAAAAGCTGCGATCTTCGCGAGTCGATCACATATTTCATTTTCACGATGCCCGGCGTGACCTTTAACCCACTTCCAGCGAACATTATGTCGACTTGCGGCCTCATCCAGACGCTTCCACAGATCAACATTCTTTACCGGTTTTTTGTCAGAAGTCATCCATCCATTGCGTTTCCACCATTTCATCCACTGTGTCATGCCGTTTTTCAGATACTGGCTATCAGAGTGCAAAATAACGTTGCATGGATATTTCAAACGCTCCAGCCCGATAAGTGCCCCCATCATCTCCATGCGGTTATTGGTGGTGCTATGAAAACCATCTGAGAACTCGCGTTCCTCACCACGATACTGGAGAACGATACCGTAACCGCCCGGGCCACCCGGATTTTTAAGGCAAGAGCCATCACTAAAGATTTTCACGGTTTTAAGCTGGGGATTGAACTCTACGACAGGCGTTGTGGGATTGGTGCGGGGGGAATTTTTGTTTTTGGCTTTTTTGCGAGTTTTTGCTTGCGATCGGGCTGGTGTCTTCGTCGTCATATAAACTCCTGAATCAAGCGCCGCGCCGATTTTTCCTCGCGCGTGCGCACACGCGTGCGTGTTAATAATTATTAAAATAAACAAATTACTTCCCAGAACAGGTTTTTATAAACCTGAACTGAACGAACGAAGTGAGTGAAGTTCACCTCGAACGAAGTGAGAGGTTGTCTTTTCAGGTAATACTCTCCCAGGGAGGTGAGTATAAAAATCTCTCACCAACCTGGTCGTTTCATAACCTGAAAAGTTATGGTCTAAGTCTACTGCCAGCTTAGACTTGGGAAGTTATGGATGACAGCACCCCAGAACCGAGATCTTCCCACACTTTATGAAGGGGAGTACTGGATTCAACCTCTCGAAACACCCCAGACTCGACAATCATAAAGTGACCCTTGTCTCTGCTCACTTTGGTTCCCCCTTCCCCGACACCTAAACGGCACCAGTTCTACGCTGGTAGTGAGCTTTTTTAAACCTGACGCCAGTGACGCTTACCCCCACCCATCAGGTCGAGTCTCCAGTCTACGACTGGAAACTATCAGATCTTAGCACTTACAATTCACTTTATGAATAGTTTGTACTTATCTATCATTGTGATTGATTATTTTCTCTACCATGTAGTTGAACATTCAAGGCAAACACCTCATTGATCAACTCACCTAAAAGCTGTTCAACAAGTTCGCGATGCTCGCCAAGATGCAAGCACTTAATTGCCCATTCGTACAAGTTGAAAGCCTGCTCACGATCTTTCATCATTTCACGAGCCTGGGCCAGAAAATCGCTCTCTACGAGCGCAACGACATTAGTCGGGTATGACATGTTGGTTTCCTTAAAGTGGTTCATAAAATCGATTTTAAAGCGTCTGCGAAGGGGTTCTAGTGGATTCTGTAGTTATGTTCAGGTCTGGAGTCTCTGATACAAAACAGCCTTCTTCCGTATATTAATAATTAATATGTAGTTATTTATATATACAGAAGCAGGCTAATTACAGACACCAGAACAAACTAAGCAGCCTTCTTTGATGGTCTTTTTTTCCTGATCACATTCGCAGGATCATACCCTCCCAGACTTTTCATGACGTCCAAAGGGATCTTGCTTATAGAGTGCCCAGCGTCCTGACAGAATCCTCGAAAAACAACGAGCATACTGCCACCCGGGTTGATGTTTACTTCTACCTGACCCAGATTTACGTCAGGCTCGACAAACGCTACGCGGCCACCAGACAGAATAATCGTCTCATTCGCACACTCTGTTGCACGCTCATACCACTTTGTATCTAGGGATTGAGGAATTAGCATCACTGTTGTAACCCCGCGAGCCTGCTCACGTATAGCCGCATCAATCCAGGGGTAGATTTTGGAGTAGGGTGGATTGAGGAAGGCAATTGTACCTGGCTGTCCCCATTCAGATTTCAAAGCATCACGCTCAACGCCTATGAAATTAGGCAGCTTTGCATTGTCCTTGTTGCAGGCAACGTCAACATCAAATGTCACTCCAAGATAACGTTGAATGGCAGAAAACAGCCAGTCAGGTGTTCTCCAGAGGTCACGAAGAGAGTTGTCACGCTTTCGCTGTTTGATTTTTTCGGCTGCAATCATCTTCTTTCTCGATAGGTAAGTAAATACCTATTTTTGCATTTGATTTTATGTCTGGCAATCAAATAAAACGCGCCAGAAATGCAAACGAGAAGCTCTCTGGCGCGTTTTTGTGGTGCTGGGTATGTGATTGACTTACCCAGTACTATAAAGCTCTCTATGGGCTTTATTTTAAGTAGGGGAACGTCATCCAATAGTGTACTCCGCGACAAACTTCTTAACGATCGGTGATTCTTCGTTCAATGTTAGATTTCCACCGTCTCTAACGGCAATTCCTGTCGCTGGAAATACAGCCATCATTTGCCCAGCCTGAGTTGACGCAGTATTAAGCGGATACGGTTTTTCTGGATTGCTCATTAAAGCAATCTTAATACTATTACTTGTAGCCTTCTTTTCTGTGAGAAGGTGTCTCATGGAAATTACCGTGTAAACACTAATATCTGGACCTCCGCTAAACCAATTAAGAAGGTTTAATATCTTATCCTTTGCTTTGACAGGCGCGTTATCGTAAGCGTCTAAGAAAATATCTTTTTCTAAGCCCGCTTTATTGAAAAACGAATCATCTTTATCACTTAAAGTAAAACGAGGACCTCTTGCAGTACGAGCTTTTTTATTTGTATTGCTATCATTTGACTGTTGAACTTTTAATTCATCATTAACCTCAACACACTCTTCAACCTCAATAAATCCCAATTGTTCTGGCTCGTTTTCGGCAGCTTCAACACTTTCAGCGTTAATTACGTTTATAGGCTCATGCGCTAACTCCAACTCATTTAAAGCAGAGCTGAAATCACCTGCTTTTTCTTCATTGAACAGTTCTTCGGCAACATCATCAGAACTCATGGCTACGCCAGCATCTAGGCCGAGCAGCAGATCGTCAATATCATCAGTATTTTCAACCTGTGCAGCTTTTTTTACTGGTTCATCAAGTGATTGCAACATGGCTGTCAGCTCGTCCAGATCAGCATTTGTCATTACATTTTCAACCGAACTCATGTAAGTCTCCTTCTGTTTGGTTACATTTGCGTTTCGATGGCTGCATTTTGACTAAACCTATCAGGCGGAAAAGTATTAAATACAGGCAGGAAATGATTGAAAGGCGACTGTTCTTTAAAAGAAAGCCTACTTTAAACTTTTTAAAGTAGGCTTTTGTTTTACACAATTTCAGAGGGTAATTTAAAAAATCCGTACTTATTACGTGCCTTAAAGAAGCATTGCATCATTAAGTTTGTGTCATATAAGGCACTATGTGCTTTGGCATGATCGTATATAAAGCCAAGAGAGAAGGCCAACTCTTCAAGGCGGGGACGTTTACCGTCTTCTGTGGCCCACAATCCCGATAACATAGTATCTATAACAGGAACTTCTGGCAGTCTTACTCCATACCCTGAAAACTCGTGTCGAATAAATGGTATATCAAATGCTTCGCCGTTATGAGCAACCCACACACTACATGCCCCCATATAAGCGCCAATTTCGCTGGCATGATTTGACAACAAAGGTTCAGCTGCGAGCTGTTCCAATGAAATGCCATGAACGGCTTGAGCTTTCGGATCTATGTTTCTGCGAGGGTTAAAACGCATCTCCAGACTATCAATATGTCTCTGTGTCTCCAGTTCATAGCGGGTAATTGCGATTTCAATAATTTTATGACCAGCAAGGAAATCCAGTCCCGTAGACTCGATATCGATGCCTGCAACAATCGTTGTCATCAGAACTCCTTACAACTTCTTAGCGCCCTTAAGTAGTGCGCTACGTACAAATTGAGCCGCTTTTTTCAAAGTTTCTTCACTGGTTTCACAGACAATCGGATCTTTCCACTTACCTGACACAGTGTTGAGAATATTGATTTGGTTGCTATCCAGACAAACAGAGATATAAAGCACCGTGCCACCAGCCAGCATCAAATGCATAGGAAACAGAGGCTTTTTACTGCCTTCACTGAACTGAGACATGGCGATGTTAATGGCTTCACCCACTTGTGTACCAACAAGCCCCTGCGCAGTTTCGAATATGGCACGAATAGCCAGACGAGCCTCTCGATCGCTCATAAGCGACCGGGAATGTTCGTCCGCTACACGAATCAAAGCCTCTGTTGTTTTCCGATCCAGTTCATCTTCAAGCAACATTTCACTAAACATTTTTTATCCTTAACCCATTTTGAGAGTTTTATTGTCGCAATGTCGAAGAGGCGAACAATTTCTAATGAACGGTCACTCGGCCACAGAACCGGTTTTCTATCTTTTCTACAGCGTTATCTAGCATTCTCATCACTGATCTGGCTCTTGCTTCAACTGTGCGATACCGGTTGGAAACGACGAAGGTTTGCAGATCTCCCCTTTGCGGATGCAGGTGAATTTTTGTCAGTTCCCCGCACATCAACGCATCAATACGAGCGACATACAGACGGTCTAATGATGCTCGTTGTAACCGCAAGTAATCTCGCTCTGAGAGAGCGACCCCCGGGCGTAGGCCAGCAATGGCGTTAAAGTTTGAAATAGCAGTTTTGTGGCAAAACTTTTCGATATCGAGGGCTAACTCAATACACCGATCTTCATTTGTATGGCCGACCAAATCCAACGTGTAGGCCATAACATCAGCAGGTGTGCGATCGATAACAAAGCCTTCAGCACCACGCGTAAGTAGCTCTATATGCTTTGCGATTTCCATTTGAATCTGAAGCCGCTCATATAGAGGCATAGAATCACCTACTCGAACACCGAGGCGGCTCATCAAACTTCCGACACCAGCATCCACGTAAGGGATTCCGTAATGTTTGTCGATATATTTAGCCAGGGTTGTTTTCCCACTGCCCTGAGCACCAGTGATCCCAATCCGGTAATCCATTACGACCTTCTGTATACGATCTGCGAAAAGCCAGGCTCTTCCTCGCTGGCTCGTTGGGTATAAGCTGTTTCAACAGGCACAAAGCCTAAATTACGCATCATGCTTGCCGGGAAGAATGCATCGGCGTTTGGCACATCAACGCCGATGTGGGAGAGCCAAATCTCTTCAACATGCGGCATGAATAGCGAGTAAATTTGTTCCCCGCCAATCACCCACACAGGCTCTGGTAATCGCAACACATCATCCACACCAGCAGGGTAGAATCCATTTGGTACAAAGCCATGAGAGCGCGTCAAAACGAGGTTATGACGCTCTGGAAGAGGGCGTTTGAGACTTTCCATCGTTTTACGCCCCATAACGACAGTGGCGTTTTTGGTGAGTCTCTTAAATAGCTTCAGATCGGTAGAACAACGCCAGGGCAGTTCGTTCGCTATGCCGATTTCATAGTTACGGCCAACAGCAGCTATCATCTTCATTTGCTCACCTCATAGATGACCGGTCTATGATGAGAGTCAGCTAAAGCGGCACGGAGTCGAGGATCGTGCACCAGCGCAGCGATAAGCAGATCGCCTTTATGCTCCGCTAATGTGCGCTTAATATGCTTCTCATAACTAGTGCTATTCGGTACGAGGTGAAGCCAGTCGTAATCAACACCAAAATCTTTCAGCCATCGTTTAGTGGGCGCTTCAAGAGTTTCAGAGCGGCTACTGATAAGCACCACTTCAGCCCCTGAGCGAGCAAAACCACGCAACATACGGCTGGTGGGGAAAATGAGTTCATCACCGGCAATGAATTGGCCTGCATCCGAGTCAGATACAGATTTACGATGGCTGGTATTTGCCAGCACACCTTCAATTTCGCATAAGACATACATACCTCTTGCCATATCACACCGCCACTGGAACCTTGATCCACGGTAGAGGGGCATAGCCAAGAATAAGAATCTCGTCCCATTTGAAATCATCCAGCTCAGACCATTCATTAGGGAATATAACGACCGGATCTGAATGCTCTGGAGCCTGTCGTTGCATTAGCTCACACACACCTTCCATGTGGTTGTTGTACAAATGCACGTCAAAGCCAAAATGCACAAATGCACCGGCCATGTGACCCGTAATCTTCGCGAGAAAATGAGTGAGAATGCCATAGCCAGCAATATTGAATGGCATACCAACAAAAGTGTCTACGCTACGCTGTACGAGGCAGGAGTTGAGGATGCGTTTGGGGATTCCAAGTTCATCCAGTTCAGCTTCAGTAACACTGCCGTCTATCTCCAGATCGTATAGCATCTTGGTGTAGATAGACTCGTAACCGAGGCGACTGTGTTGAAGACCAATGTCAGTTGCCATCGTTAAACGGGTTTCAAAATCCAGCTCACGACTCCACAAAGAGAAGACAAAGTGGCAAGGTGGCAGTTTCATATCCTCAAGCTCGCCTACGTTCCATGCGTTAAGCATGATGCGACGATCGGTAGGGTTCGTGCGCAGTGTATCGACAATACGCTGTAGCTGATCGATTTCACGGGACAGCACTACGCGATCTTCACTGATACCCAGGTATCCCTCGACTTTGTACCCGCGTTCACGGAAAGTAGCGATCTTGCTCAGATATTCACTATGGCTCACGATGCGGGTATCTTCCCATCGACGCCACTGCTTACCGTAAACCGGCCCCAAATCGCCATTCTCATCGGCCCATGCATCCCAAATCTTAACGCCGTTATCCTTGAGAAATTGGATGTTGCCCGTGCCTTTCAGATACCACTCAAGTTCGACAAGCAGTGGCTTAAGATTTACCGCCTTTCCAGAAATAAGCGGCACAGTCCCACCAGTAAGCATGTAGTAAGAGGGAACGTAGCAGGTGCTTAAAGTACCAGTGCCTGTGCGATCATCAGCCTGCACGCCGCTTTTAAGCACCGTCTCAATAACTTTTGCATACGATGCGTTTGTTACCTGACCGTTCGTATGCTCACGATTCAAAAGGAGTGACACAAAAACCTCACAAAGATAAGTAACCACTTATTCATTGCGTGAGTTTACATTTATTGAGAGAACAAGACCAGACAGATAAAAAAATGGTGGCCATAGGCCACCAAAAACGAATAGTTGTTTCAGAAATTTAACGCGCCAGCGCAATATACACAGATAGATAACTACCTACAATTATTTTTTGATCATTCCGTACATTGCTGAGGCTTTAGCTTGCTCAACAAAGGAGGATAAATCGACATCACTATAGGTTGGAGACTTCAGAATCTTTCCATCGGAAATTCGAAAACCGATCATCTTATCGGTGCCATCAGCATGGCGAAATCCCAGGTCAGAAGAGTCGTATTTGCAGTTGGCCACAGCATGGCGACGCTCTTCGGCATCTGCAGGCCATAATTTTGTCATGTTGGACCGATGAATTTCGCCAACCAGCTCGACGACATTGATACCGAGAAAATCAGCCAGTCGATAAGTCATCATGCACGCCACATAGATTTTGTTCATTACACGGCGCAGTTCCTGAATCAGCTCAGAATCCTTAACAGTCTTCTTCTCAAGTTTATCTGCCAGCTCTTCGAGCATACATGACGCCTCACGAGCTTCCTGAAATGGCATTGCCATATCATCGAAAACAGTGTTACCAGGCACAAAAATTGTCTGCATAAAGCGATCAATGCTCTGTTCCTGCGTGTAATAAGTCATGCCGGTAGAAATACCACCTTTGATGGCGACCATCGTACCAACACCAACGTATAAAAAGTCGGCCATTGCATCCAGCAGTTGCTCAATATCCCCATTCATTGCGGCTGGAATACCTTCCACTACAGCTTCTTCATGAATCAGGCTTGCACGGAGACGAAGCAGCTCTGGTGTCGGCATAACGCGTCTCGGATGCTGGAAGAGTTCATGAAACTGATCGACCATCTTGTAAATACTTTCAGTGGCTACACCATGGCCTTCATGCAACTCATATGGTTCTGGCTTAAATCCAATGAGTCGATCGGTGGCAAGTTTCAGGTGGTCAGTCAGTTTGGTAAAGTTCATGCTAGTTTTGCTCCTTCTTAATTCTTGTGATCCATTGTGGCCCAGCGTTGCCAGGCCACATAATGCTTTGTATCGGTTTACAGGTCTGCAAACTGGCTTAGAGAAGCCTTATCCACGGTAGAATCGATCTGACCTACCAGATATGTGCTTTGCTCTGCCTCTTGTGGTGCAATTTGCAGTGTGTCGGTTAACAACCACTTGTTCATCCAGACCAGCGGATCAGTGGTAACTTCTGGAAATAAAGCCTTCAGGCCAAGACGATTCATAGCCAGATTGGTGCGGTATTTTACATAGGTTTTGAGAATATCCGCGTTTAAACCAATCATCGAACCGTCTTTGAAGAGATAGTCTGCCCAGTTCATTTCTTGTTCGGCGACTGATTTCATGGTGTCGTAAATGACGTTTTCTTCATCAGCAGCAATCTCTTTCCACAATAAACCTTCGCGACCGGTACGCATGAAGCGGATCATGCGTTCAGTTCCTTCGCAATGCAGAGCTTCATCACGGGCAATAAAGCGCATAATTTTGGTGTTACCCTCAAGCAACTTCCGTTCACCAAAGGCAAACGTACATGCAAAACTTACGTAGAAACGGATCGCCTCAAGCGCATTAATGGACACCAACGTGCGGAAAAGCTGACGATGCAAAGGGTATGGCTCCCAGCCATATTCATTTACGTACAGACGCTCAAATTCCTTCTCACCTAACGACTGGCGCTCGCAGGTCATCCCATAAAGCCTGTCATATTCAGCAGAGATACTGATCGCTCGGTTGATGATTTCTTCATCCGTAACAATGCCGTCAAAAACAATGCTCGGATCGTCCACCATGCCACGAATAATGTGGGTGTAGCTGCGGCTATGGATAGTCTCAGAGAAAGACCACGTTTCAACCCACGTTTCCAGTTCAGGAATAGAGATAAGCGGCAGCAGCGTTGCATTTGGACTACGTCCCTGAACTGAATCGAGTAACGTTTGATAACGGAGATTGCTCAGAAAAATGTGACGTTCGTGGTCCCGCAGCTTCGTGTTGAAGTCGATACGATCGCTCGAAATATCAACTTCTTCCGGCCGCCAGAAGAAAGACAATTGACGTTCAATCAACTTTTCAAAATCACGGTATTTTTGCTGATCGTAACGTGCCACGTTGACAGATTGTCCGAGGAACATAGGCTCTTTGGTTGCATCATTAGCACCCAAACGGAACGTTGAATATGACATGTGTTTTTCCTTTTTCTTTTTTGGTGCGTTTAAACAAGTTGTTATCTTATGTGTTTAAACAAGGCTTACAAATCAAAGAGAAGGTGGGGATATCCCCCACCATATGTCAGATTTTGCAGGCTCCGTCGCACTCATCTTCTGGCTCGACGGCTACAGCTTGCGCCAGTGGATTCTGCGGTTCGTCGTCATCACGCTTTCCTGCACCATCTCTGGTGTTGTGGTAGTAAAGCGTTTTAACTCCCATCTTGTAGGCGAGAAGCAAATCTGACAGTAGCGTCATCATTGGGACTTTATCGCCTTCAAAGCGAGAAGGGTCATAGTTGGTATTGGCTGAAATAGCCTGGTCAAAGAACTTCTGGATGATCGCCACCTTTGTCAGATAGCCGCGGTTGTCCGGCATATCCCACAGGTATTCATACTGTTCCTTCAGTTTTTCAAACTCAGGCACGACCATCTTAACGATGCCGTCCTTAGAAGATTTCACCGACACCGGGCCACGAGGCGGTTCGATGCCGTTGGTGGAATTAGTGATCTGGCTGGAAGTCTCGCATGGCATTTGTGCCGTCAGTGTGGAGTTGCGAAGGCCGTATTTTGCAATACGTTCACGCAGTTCTTCCCACGGCATCTTTAACTCAAAGTTGGTTTCGCCACTTTCGTCTAATGAAGAACGGTAATGGTCGATCGGCAACTGACCAATTGCGTATTTGGTCTGCTCAAACCAGTCACACTCACCTTTTGCTTCAGCAAGTCGGCAGCTGGCATCAAGAAGGTAATACTGGATAGCTTCGAATGTTTCATGCACCAGTTTATTGCCAGCGGTATCAGAATAACGAACGCCATTCTTTGCCAGGTAATAAGCAAAGTTGGTTACACCAATTCCCAAGCTACGACGAGCTTTGGCAGGCACTTCGGCTGCCTCCATCGGATAGTCTTGATAATCCAGTAACGAATCCAGTGCAGCAACGGCATAGAACGCCACCTCTTTAAGAGACTCCAGTGAACGGATGGCTCCGAGGTTAAAAGCGGATAAAGTGCATAGCGCGATCTCACCGTTCGGGTCGTCGGTAAATGCCAGTGGACGGGTGGGTAGGGTGATCTCCATACACAGGTTTGACTGGCGGACAGGTGCAAGAGCAGGAATGAAAGCGCCATGCTCATTAATATGATCGACGTTCGCAATATAAATTCGGCCCGTGGACGCTCGTTCCTGCATCAGAGATGAGAACAGCTCAATGGCAGGTACTGACTTCTTGCGAATTGAATCATCGGCTTCGTATTTATGGTACAGCTTTTCAAACAGCTCCTGGTCTGTGAAGAAGGCTTCGTACATATCAGGCACATCATGCGGGCTGAACAGAGTGATGTTCTCGCTTCTGACGAGTCGACGGTACATTAGACGGTTACTCATGACGCCGTAATCAAGATGGCGAACGCGGTTTTCATCAATACCACGGTTATTTTTCACCACCAGCAGACTTTCAACTTCAAGATGCCAGATCGGGTAAAACGCTGTTGCTGCGCCACCACGAACACCACCTTGCGAACAAGATTTAACAGCCGTCTGGAAATGCTTCAGGAATGGAATAACTCCGGTATGGGTGGCTTCACCATTGCGGATCTCGCTGCCCAGCGCACGGATACGGCCAAAACCAATACCAATTCCAGCACGACGTGAAACGTAGTCGATAATTGCGGCTGAAGCTGCACTAATCCCTTTCAGACTATCGCCAGACTCAATCAGCACACAACTGGAGAACTGACGGGTTGGAGTACGGACGCCGGCCATGATTGGTGTGGGCAGAGACAGTTTGAACGTACTTGTAACGTCATAGAAACCTTTGACCATCTCCATACGTGTTTTGCCAGCGCAGTCGTCTTCCCAATTCTGGAACAGACACATGCCTACCAGCATATAGATATGTTGCGGCCCCTCATGAATCTCACCAGTAACACGGTTTTGAACGAGGTATTTGCTTTGCAACTGCACCGTAGCTGCATAGCCAAAAAGATCGTCACGTTTCGGCTTAATGTAATTGCCGAGTTCTTCGATCTCTTCAAACGAATAATGTGTCAGCAAATCCTTGTCATAAACGCCCTTGTTAACGTTCTTGACAATGTGTTGGTAGAAGTTCGGATAGTCGTAACGACCGAAGGCATCTTTGCGGATTTTAAAAATGTTCAGGCGGGCAGCCACCTGTGAGTAATTTGGTGCTTCTGGTGAGATCAAATCAGCGGCAGATTTAACCAAAGCCTCATGCAACTGGCTGGTGGTCATCCCATCAAAAATGCTGGCCGCAGCTCCCATTGCTACAGCGGATGCGCTTACACCACGAATGCCTTCTACGCCATACATTACGACGCGGTTGTATTTTTCTTCGGATAACGGCTCTGTTTGGCCGTTACGTTTTACGATGCTTATCATGTATCACCAAATAAAGAGGGCCACTAAATATAGTGGCCCATGTTAATAGATAAGCACTTACCTATCAATGAAATCAAATGAGAGACTTAAGAACATCGCGCACCTGGCGGAACTGATCTGTTTGCATACCGGTATGGATGACAGCCACCGCATCAGCCAAATGTTCGTTTTTGTTCACGAGAACATCCTGTCCAGATTGCTTACGACGCAGCCACGGTGCTTTAGGGTGTTTTTTCGTAGCCCACTGGATAATCTCTTCTTTCGATGTAGTAAGTTTATTGCCGACAAAATGCTTGATTTCGTTTGGAGTAACCTGGATCAATGGCTTATCCACACACGCAAGTACACCGATACAAATACCGTAAGACGTCTGCGAACGAGAGTTTTGGCTCCCAACCGGTAGCTCACAAAAAACCATATTTGCCTTATCAATGATTGGCTTCGCAACACGCCATATTTCACTGGCTCGGCGCAGATCGTCACTGTTCACACGAACGGTCTTTTTGTTACTCCCCGCTTTAGTCTCAACAAGAGTAAGGCCGTGAATCTCAAGTTCGTCCGTCTCAAGGTCTAAAGTGCCCACAGCAAGCCCAAAGTTGCTCATTGAGGGATCAACACCAACTACGCTGATTTTTTTACTCATATAGTCTCCTTACCATGTTCCCCATATAGGGTTTTCCAATAATCTCGCCTCCAACGAATTGGCTACTATTGCCGTTTGCAACGTTGGTTGGGGATAGTTTGCAAAGTCTGAATACTCATTTTCCTGCGTGACACGTTTATCTGCGGTATGTTTAACACCACTTGCTATGAAATGACGCATGATGCCCAACAGCCTCCGACTGTCTGCACTATCGTTTGCTAAAACATGAGGGAGCTGAAGTTCGATTTCTACCATTTCTCCATACTTACCAACAAACTGTAGTTTGTCCGCACTGTACTTTTTATCCCTCCTTTGGATAAGGAAACCAGTAAAAGCATCACCTGGCGATGCCAAACTATCCACCCGCTTATTGGCAAGTCGAATAAGGTTCGTGAAAGCCATACAGTGATGCGCACCCATTCCCCCAAAGAACCCTTCGCTATTAATGTTAAGATCTTCAGTTTCATGGGATGCAATAAACCCAGGCCCGACGTTGGGAAGATATCCCCCCTCAACAAAAGGATTAATCAGGATCGGCGCAATACATCCAGGTGGTAGTGATTTCAAACTTTGCATCAATGGTGTCTCGGATATTAGACCAAGCAACGCGGCGAATTGTACTCCGTCAATATTGTTGCTGCCCCATAGAATACGTGGAGCCGCACCATTGGAAGTATGCCCATTGATCAGTTTTATCGACTGCATCACTGCAAATACCTGCAAAAACTGCGAGCGGCTTAATTTAAACGACATAGCTGCGCCCCTCTTTAACTTCCAGCGTAATAGTTTCCCGGAACCATGACTTCATCTCTTTATGGGAGATAATCAGCACAGTACCTCGCTCGCGAGCTTTGGACTCCAGAATACCCATGAGGCGTTCAAGACCGGCTGTATCGAGTGCATCGTCAATTTCGTCGCCGATAAACAAATCGATGTTTTTACTCGCCCGGTTACTAACCAGATCCTGCAATGCCAAAGAACACGCAATGCGAACCTTCCGCTTCTCACCACCAGAGAGGGTTTGGAACGACTTACTTGAACCTTTCTTCTGCACACTAATGTTGAATTTGTCGCGATACTCACCTTTTTTAGTGACATCCATCGTCGACCACTCAGCAGTAATATTCCCGTCAGACAACGTATTGAGATACTCGGCAGTGCGTGTATTCAGGAAAGGCGTAACAGACGTCAAAATATGAGAACGCACCCCGGCAGGAGAGTAGACCTGACGAGCTTTTTCCAATAGCAACGTTTGTTCCTGAATAGCCTTCAACTCATCTTTTAAGGACTTGAAGGTAGACTTACTGGATACCAGGTTATCTTCGTGTCTGGCGATAAGAGCAATAAACGGATTAATCTCTTTTGATATACGATCGACCTCAGTACGAGCACGAGTCACAAGAGACTCAATAGCAACAACCTCCTTCTCACGATGACGCAAAGATGAGAGTTGTTTCGTAAGCTCTTCAATCCGGGCAATGATAGCCGTTACATCAGGTGTCGTTTTAACAAGGGCAGACTCAATGCTTAACGCTTTCTCAAGATTCGTTTTGTGTTTAGCCATTGCCTCTGCAAGTGTCTTCGCCTGACCAATTTCCTGACGTGCTTGTTCAATGAAATTCTCCTTCACCGTTGATAGATCTTCTTCGCAGTAGGCTTTGCCACAAGTAGGGCATGGTGATCCCACTTTAGTACCAACCTCTTCTGCTTTGGTCTTAAAATTACGCGCGCGGCTCATTGCATCAGCCTGACTATTTTCTGTAGCTTTGATGCTTGCCCGAATATCAGTTATCGCACCACGAACTTTGAGCAACTTGGCGTCATGTTCTTCTTTTGAGGCTAACTTTTTGCGCTCACTTTCGATTGCCTTCTCGGTATCACGGATCTGTTCGGGAAGAGTGCGGATCTCAAGTTCAACTTCCGTTAACTCAACTTCGGCACTGGCCAGCCCAGCCAGGGCATCGTCATAACGTTTAGAACGCTCTTGCTCCCATGATTCAGAGGAGGCTTTCGCTGACTCAATTTCTGACTGTGTTGCCTCAATGGTCGAGATTGTCGACTCCAATTTGGTTTTAACCACATCCATACGTGCGGCAGCTGCATTAGCTCGCTCACGAGCAATAGCGTAGGCGCGTGTCAGTCTGTCAACGCCAGCGGCTTCTTCTACGATGGTTTTGAGGTTTTTGTCGGACATTCCAGGTAAATCTGGCATAGCTTCTTGGCTCGCATAGATGGAAGCCATGAAAACCTCTTTAGATGCACCGATCAGACGCTCGACGAACTCTTGCGTCAGCGCATCTTTGCCTTTCGTCATATCGCCGTCTTCACCACGAACGATAAGCCGATTTTTGAACTCTTTGTGTTTACGGTGACGAATGATCGCATATCTCTTGCCTTCATCCTCGATGGTTACTGCAACACGACAGTTCTTTTCATGGTCGGTAGACAACACATCGTCCCCCTTCACACCATGAGCTGTTTCGCCATAAAGACACCACATCAGGCTATTCATTAGCGTTGACTTTCCAGAGCCATTACTTGATGCGGAACTATCATCACTATTAACACCCTGAATGAGCACTAAACCACGCTGATCTAACTCGACCTCCGCGCTGGCGATAGCCATAAAATTCTCAACCTGGAGCTTTAAAAACTTCATATAACACCTTTGATACCGTGTGTTAGCTTTTGACCTTCTTTCAATCTGAACTCCGTATGCGCCGGGAAGGATCTGCGCCTCAATACGCCTTTTCTGGTTAACCTTCCAAGATAAAACGCTACGGGATTTCCTTGTGGCGGGTAGGGCTTGTGAAACATCACCGTCTGGCCTCGTTCAAGTCTTTTCATCGTGATGGCAAAGTCTCGAAAGCTCCCATAACGACTTTGCCTCACACAGCCTCCGAACTCTCCGCTTCGGTGAGGATTTCCTGACACAAAATATCCAACTTGCTCAGATCAAATCCGCCGTCAGTATCGTGGACAATCTTGCAATAAGCAGATACCGACTCTCCCAGGCTATCGATTTTGCTGGTTTCCGTTGTGCTTGCTGTCCCTTCCATCATTGATGACTTACGGATGAAGTTGCACACGACACCTTTTGCACCCATTGTTTTGAGGATGTTCTGGTACTTAATGCCTTCTTCATCGTTCTCAATTACGGCGCGGAAACGCACGTAGTTGCCGCGAATTTGGTCATCGGCAACATAATCTTCCAGGTTAATGAATTTAGGCGCACTGGTTTCGTAGTGACTGAAACTGCCGTCCGGGTTTACGATCATGTAACCAGCCAGAGATCCAACATCTCCCCAATTTTGATGGGTCAGCGCACCGACACTGATAACTCCAGGAATGACCTCTTTGTGGTTGTGGTAATGCCCACTAAGCACGAGACGAAAGCCGATATCCTTTAACTCCTGCGCATCGATACCGACGTCAGGCATTGTTGGAATGGCTTTGTTAATGGATGTATGGATAACAACGTCATGGTTATCACCTTCTACGCTCTTACGTAATGCTTTCAGATCGCTGATAAGCTCCGCATGATTGTTACGCCAGCTAATCAGGTGGACAGTCACATCACCAATTTTTATTGAGTGTGGGCGCTTGCCACATACGATTACCACGCCGATAGAACTCAGCGATGCTGCTGCGTTGGCGCTATATACTGAATCGTTGGTTTCAAGATCGTGATTACCGGCCAGCATTACTACTGTCAGATCAAGCTCGTTGATAATCCACTTGTACGTTTCAGTTACGTAATGCAAAACAGAAGGGGACACAGTTCCTCGGACGTGAAATGTATCACCGGCAACCAACATGTACTTACAACCGGCCTTCTTCATGGCGATGGCTGCTTCTTTCGTTGCTTCCAACTGTATTTCAAGTCTGGAGTTAAGCCCCTCTGCGTTCGTCGTGGAGAACGCATCCCATTTGTGGTAGTGGCAGTCAGAAATGACGCCGTATGGCAAAGTCATGTGTTTTTCCTTTGTGGTTATTTTGATACAAATTTTAAGAGCAATGAGAAGGTAAACAACTATGCATAACGGTATGTTAGGAATGAAACGAGCGTCTTAATATACAAAACTTATAAGTAAGTATATACCTATTTATTGTGGCGCAACTTTGCTTGTCTGTATGACTAAAAATAAGACAGGATCACTGTAGAACGCTATGAGAGCTATTTTGAGGAGGCGTAGATTCTATCTACGCCAATATACGATCTGGAGGGTTACAGCGCGTCAGTGGGCTTTTTACGCGCTGCGTTTATGCTTATGACGCCAGCTTTTGGACGTGGGTCAACAAGGTTAAGCTCTTCTTCGCTGTGGTATTCGAGGTCGAACTCACGTTTTACATGTCTGATGTAGATTGCGGTGAGCAGGCTATCTTTGGTCAGAAAGTGTCCGTAGGATTTGCGGATCACTTCTTCTACCTTCTCGATTTTCTCACCACCCATACAGAGATGATTAAACCGGCTGTGTTTCCGCAACATTTCGTCTACTGGGCCTGAGTAAACCTTGTCTACTTTCCCAAAACGGATGATTTTCCCTGTGTCTGCGGATACGAGGCAAATCAGCTTGTCTGGTGATAAACGATCTCGCCACGTCACACCTGAACGGAGTGTGTTGAAGTAGGGAGCATCCAATCCGATGATCGGTTTACGAAATGCGAGTAATGGAACGTACCTGATGCAACTGTTTAAATGAAAATTCACACCAGCCTTATCAAGTTTAATTCTGGTTTCGTAGATCGGGCACTTCGCCGCTATACCGCAGATGTCACAAAGCAACTTCTGCTTATTCAGGTTGGAATTTGATTCGATAGTGTAGGAGCCGTCTTCAAGACGACGAACCCAGCGCGTGCGTTTTAGATCCATATGTCATTTTTCTGTGATTGTTAGCCGAGGCAACGATAACCCACCAGGTGCGCCGAAGGTAGTAAATGCCTGTTTTAATTATTCACATATCCACAGGATAGATCCTAATAAAGAGATCCATAGATAGATCCTTATATAGATCAAATAAGATCCCCGATCGCTGTAAGCCGCGCCACGACTGGTCTGAAGTCATGTTCATGTATGCTGTCAGCGGTAATTGATAGTCTGTCAGCGGTTCACCGTATGCTGCCAACTGTTTTTGGTATTCTGTCAGCGGCAAATCAAGTATGCTGTCAGCGGTTGAATGACAAAGGTGTCCACATGTCCACAAAAAATAAAAAAGGTAAAAATAACAAAGAAGTAGAAGATAACATCGACAACTTTGAAGAAGGTTCCCTTGAATTGTACACAGGGGAACTTGTCCCTAATAGCAACAATACAGTCCAACCAATTGCGTTGATGCGACTGGGGTTGTTCGTCCCCACGCTTAAGGGAACAAAATACAGTAAACGTAACAAGCCAAATGAGATCGATGCTTCAAAGGAGCTTGTCCAGCTCGAAGTAGCCCGTTCTGAAGGCTATTCCGATATCAAGATAACCGGTCCTCGTCTCGACATGGATCATGATTTCAAAACGTGGGTGGGCGTTGTGCGTTCGCTGGCAGAATACGGCGAACCTAACGGTCGTGTCGAGTTAAGCATCACGAAATTTGCGAAGTTTTGTGGCTATCCATCGTCACAGATCCGCAAAACACTCCGCGACCGGCTTACAAACAGTCTTTTGAAGATCATGCGTACAACTCTGTCTTTCCAGAGAACGTATGAAGAAAAGAACGTCGACGGCTCTAACAAGATCTCGCTTCTGATGGTGCACCTCATCAATAGCGTGGACTACAACGAGCAGAAAGATACGGTGGTGTTCTATGCAGAACCGAAGCTGGCCGAACTATATCGCTTTGACCATAAGGTTCTTTTGCAGTTAAAGGTTATCAATAAGCTACCACGCAAAGAAACAGCACAGGCTCTGTACACCTTCATCGAAAGTCTTCCAACCAAGCCTGCGCCGGTATCGCTTGCTCGATTGCGTGCGCGACTCAATTTGAGTAGCAGGAATGTCAGCTCGCAGAATCAGACTATACGTAACGGCTTAAAAGCTCTCCAAGATTTGGGCTATCTCGAATACAGCGAGATTAAGCGTGGGCGGTCGATCTATATCCAGATTCACAGCCGCAATCCAAAACTCAAAGTCGCACCGCCAAAACCTGAAGACATCGAACCCAAAAAACCAGATGAGAAAGCCGGGGAAATTGATGCCAAACAGAACATTATCAATAAGATAACCGAACTTTCGCAGAATTTGACGCCTGAAAATATCAAGATGATTGAGATCCTTTCCAATAGTCTCAAACTGCTTTGATATGCTGTCAGCGGTGAAATGTATGCTATCAGCGGCTATTTTTCTGAAAAGTATGCTGTGAACGGTTAAAGATATGCTACCAGCGGTATAGTGAGATGAACGTATGCTGTGAGCGGTAAATCATCTATCACCACTCAATGCTCTGCCATACCTCCCCAGTGGTTACTAACCTCGAAGAGTGCATTCCATATAGGTTTGCGCTCACTAACATTCTATTGCTATTGCGCTGATTGCTTGTAGTGAAAGGCATTTATTGCCTGCTACTCCCTGATAGAATGTATGCTGTCAGCGGTGTTTTATTGAGGAATTTTTGTTTGGATATGCTATCAGCGGTAATTAATGGTATATGTCAGACCTTCGTATGCTGCCAGCGGTAATTTTGTTCTGGTTATACCCATACCGGGACACATTATTCATGCAATGTCTTAAGTATGCTGTCAGCGGTAAAAAATCGAGTAAAGTATGCTGTGAGCGGTGAGATAGACTCTCGATATGCTATCAGCGGTAGTTGATTGTGTATGCTGTCAGCGGTGACGACTATGAAATATGACTGCGGAACGTGCCGCAGTCAGTTTGCATTTAGTGTATTTTCTTTAACAGACCCCAAAGTGTTCCGGCTTTTGTAGTCAGTTTTCCTGTTTCTGGATCGTACATACGCCATTCACGCCGCTGGTGGACGATATACCCATCTTCACGTTCCAGACGCTCAAGAATGCCAGGCTGCTTGAAACCCTTAGCACGCCAGTAGCCGCTTGTTTTCTCGATTTCCAGACCTGCCAGTGTTAATGCCATTACCCAACCTCCTTGCAGTCATCGAAAAGGTAGCTGTCGTTCTTCGCGTGAACGCCGTATACATCACCCGATTTGTTGTAAACGAACCTATCTTTACCTACGCCAGATAGTTCGCCGTTACGTTTAGTGAGAAACGGGGAAGACAGGACGCGATCATCGCGTACCACATAAAACTGTTCGCCACGGTCCACAACCATCGCGCCGTAATTAGCTTTAACGGCGTTGCGGATCAGGCCGTTTTTCGCTTCGACCACAAACATTTCGCACTCATAGACATGTGTGTCCGCAAAGACGGGGAGAGTGAGCAGCGCCAGTACCAGGGCTGTTTTCTTCATGCCACGACTCCTTTGAAAACGCCTAATGCTGAGTCGAAGACCAGTACTACGGCCAGCGCATTGATCATCACATCATTAACAGGCGCCAGCGCTTTACGGATTGCCCCTGTGAAGATGCAGTCGAGCACAAAGGCTATCGAGATAATAAGTAACGTGATATCTAATAAAATTTTCACGATAGGTAAATGCTAACTTATATATTTTTGCTGTAAATATCACTCAAAAGTGCTGATACCCAAAATGCGCTCAAGATGGGCCGCGTCTTCATCGCTTACCAGCATTGTGTCGTCTACGTACCAGCAGCTACCGTTGTGCCAACAAACACCGTCATCATCGATATAAATAGAATCCGCATCCATTCCTGTGTATTCAACTAGATTGCGTTCAATTGCCGCTTGAATTTCTTCATCGTTCAGCCCGTCGCACTTGATCATGAACAACGGGTAAACGTCATAGTCGGTACTAGATGAAATGCGAACCAAAGTCTTCATGTGTTTTCTCCTTGTTGGTAAGTACTTATCTATCTTAATGGACGCTATAAGGCGCACAATCATTGTGTTCAGGCTGGTGGAAAGAACTTCTCCAGCGTGTGGTTGATAGCCTTATCAATGTGCATCAGGTGCCAGACGACCATATCTTTGCTTCCAATGCCGCGAGTGTAGATGAAGTGTCAACAAAAACTGGCCACCGAGTTAGAGTTTTTCCAGTATCGATTTTCCGATTCATTTGGGGGTAATCCACCGTTATATTCGTGCGGTCTTAGTGCGCTGTAATATCCAACGATATAGTCCGTTATGGCGTGAGCTGCCTCGCTGAAGCTTACGTAACCCACCACCGGCATCCATTCGTTCTTCAGACTCCTGAAGAAGCGTTCCATTGGGCTGTTATCCCAGCAGTTTCCGCGCCGGCTCATACTCTGCCTGATCTGGTATCGCCACAATAACTGCCGGAACTGCCTGCTCGTATAATGACTGCCCTGATCGCTGTGGAACATCACTCCGCCGGGCTTACCACGGGTTTCCCATGCCATTTCCAGCGATTTCATGGTGAGCCTGCTGTCCGGCGAGAACGACATGGCCCAGCCCACTGGTTTTCTTGCGAACAGGTCGAGAACAACGGCGAGGTACGCCCAGCGCTTACCCGTCCAGATATAGGTCACATCACCGCACCACACCTGATTTGGCTCGGTCACGGCGAACTGCCGTTCAAGGTAGTTAGGGATAGCAACATGTTCATGACCACCACGTTTATACCGGTGAGTCGGCTGCTGACAGCTGACCAGCCCCAGCTCCTTGGCAATTTGACGTCCTTTCAGGCCTGGTGACCCACCTAATAACTCTGAGACTGCCTTCAGCAAACCATCACTCCTTTCTACCTACCCACCATTCGTTGCATACTTTGCGTCCACGAGGCTTTAAATGCTGAATCTCCTGCGAACAACTTGTAGAGCTCAAGTTCATCTTTACGGCGTTGCAGCATGATTTCCTTGAGCATTTTTTCGAAGGCCAAATTTCGATTATGGGGATCTGGGTTGTTTTTGTATTTCGATTCGAAGTCAGGGTGATTGCGGATACTTTCAGCGATGTTCACGAACTTAACCTTTTGCTCTTCAGGTGTGGCACTCCAGCCCTGGAACCATCGCTCATTAAATGTGCGAATGATTTCATCCAGCGGGTCAGTTTCTTTTTCACCGCCATGCACCCCACGTGGGTTCGGATTTTGAGGATCAAGCTCCGCTTCTTGGTCACTAAGTTTAATGCTGTGGTTAAGCTTCACACGTTGCAAACCGTATGAACTCAGATCGACAGAATCGAGAAGCTCATCAATAGCATCAGCATCGGGATCTTCCACTTTCAATTTCGGTATTAAAAACTTCAGGAACCAAAACAGTTTTTCCCAGCTGACCATTTCATAAGGCATGATAGAAGCCATCTGCCCATAGATTTTAACGAACTGTTTGGCTTTAATCTTAAAGTCCACTTTAGCTTCAGCTTCAAGATCTAGTTCATGGTCAAACCGCGCTGCGGCAATATCAATGATTGGACTGAGTGTCTGGGCGTCTTCATTCTTGAAATAACGCGTCACAAAGTCTTCAACTTCATACCACTCGTACACACCGACATCGTCCATTTCATCTTTCAACTCGTGCAGTACGTTTATATCTGTAGCTTGGGACAATGACGTTGCTGTATAGAAAGGATCGAATGCTGATTGAATATCTTCAACCGAGTTGAAAAAATCCAGGATAAACAAGTCTTCTGTTTTCTTCCCTAGCTTAGGTGCACTGCGATTGAGCCTAGATAGCGCCTGAACACACAAGACACTGGCGAGCTTCTTATCTACATACATGGCGCAAAGCTTAGGCTGGTCAAACCCAGTCAGATACTTGTTAGCAACCACTAAAAGTCGATACTCATCGGTATCAAACATATCTTTGGTATCTGACTCGGCAAAACCATTAATATCTGCTTCGGTATATTCAATACCATCAACTTCTTTGGTTCCTGAGAAAGCAATGGCAACTTTAAACGGGTTTCCTTGCTCCTCAAGTATTCGCCTTATCGCTTTGTAGTATCGAATGGCCGCCTCAATATTTTGAGTGACCACCATTCCTTTACCTTTACCTTTGAGCTTTTTCGTATTCACGACATGCGGAACAAAATGCTCCAGCATAATCTCTGCCTTGATATCAATTGTTTGCTGGCTTCGTTCTACATAAGCTCTGAGTTTTTTCTGCGCCTTTTTGGTATCAAACTCAGGGTTATCAGCAATTGATTTCTCAATCTCATAATAACTTTTGTACGTCGTATAATTTGCCAGCACATCCAAGATGAAGCCTTCTTCAATGGCTTGTTTCATCGAATACAAGTGAAACGGCTTGTAAGAGCCATCTTCTTGGCGTTGACCAAATTTCTCCAAAGTGCTGTTTTTTGGTGTCGCTGTAAATGCCAGGTACGACGCATTCCCGCGCATCTTACGCGATCTCATCGCCTGAAGGATTTTATCCTGAGCATCTTCTGCCTCTTCGACTTCAGACTTGCCCATCGCTCGGTTCATATTGTCATGCGCCGAACCAGACTGTGAGCTGTGTGCTTCATCGATGATCACTGCAAAGCGCTTGTCACTAAGATCGGCGATACCATCAATAATGAACGGGAATTTCTGAATCGTCGTTATAATAATCTTTTTGCCATTCTCCAGCGCCTGCTTAAGCTCAGAAGACTTATTCGCTGGGGCAATAATGTTCTTTACTTCAGAAAACTCTTTAATGTTATCCCGCAGCTGCTTGTCCAATAGGCGTCTATCGGTGACCACAATCACAGAGTCAAACAACGGCTGCTCCAAGCTTTTTCCGCCTGCCACATCAGACGAAGCAGGATAGGTTTCAATTAGCTGATAAGCTGCCCAGGTAATCGAGTTAGACTTACCTGAACCGGCTGAGTGTTGAATTAAGTAAGTCTGACCGACACCGTGCTGGGCGGCATGGTCTACTAATTTTCTCACCACATCCAATTGATGGTATCGAGGAAAGAACAGGGTTCGCTTGGGTAATGGATCTTTGCTTGACCCATCCAGACGCACAAAATGCTGAATAATATTCGCCAAGCTGTCTTTAGTGAATACTTCTTGCCATAGGTATGCCGTTTTATGGCCAGATGGATTCGGCGGGTTGCCTTGTCCAAGATTGTGACCTTTATTGAACGGCAAGAAGAATGTACTGCTACCTGATAACTTGGTGGTCATATACACTTCGTCGGTATCGACCGCCATATGCACTAGGCAGCGGCCAAAGGTCAGCAATGGCTGAGTTGCATCCCGATCATCTCGATACTGCTTTTGGCCGTGATAACGTGCTGTTTGCCCGGTCCATGCGTTCTTCAACTCCAGCGTTATCAAGGGTATTCCGTTGATAAACAATACCATGTCGATTTCTTGTAGGGGATTTACCATGGAATAGCGCACTTGGCGAGTACAACTAAACACGTTATCTGCAAAGTTTTGCTTTACCTTCTCACTACTACTTGCCAAAGGGGCTGGATAGAGCAAATTGAAATGAGCATCGTCTACGCTTAGCCCTTTCTTAAGTAAATGAAGAATGCCATGCTTCTTAATCAGTCGGTCAAATCGTTCGAGTAACTTACGTTGCCAATCTGAGGGGTTGTTCTTTTGCAGTTTGGCCAACTCTACTTCTTGTGTCTTTTGCAGAAATTGCCAGAAAAAACGTTCATCAATGGCATATTGCATATTAAAGTCACTAGCAGCACCAATGAAGTATCCAGCACCCAGTGACTGCTGACTCAGCCCCTCTTTGAGCTCTTCAGTACTGATCCCAGCCAGACATTTCTCAATGGCCGACTCTAATGCTTGTTCATTGGTTTGACTGACCATAATTGTAAATTCCCTTAATCAAAATTCTTCTGTTTCATTGCCTCAGCCGCTTTTTGCAGCGGTCCTTTCAAGGCTTTTTCTAACTTTGTCATCTGCTCTAAGTGCCACGCAACCGCTTGGGGCCACGTCTCTTTATTAAACCCATCAGCTTTGGTCGAAAACTGAATACGGCAAGATTTCTTCTCATCCAGCCTCATCCACTCAAGTTCTGCACCAAAAGCATGTTCAATGTCCTGTTTGGACTGACTCAACAAGTCAAAAAGGTATTTATTCTCTTCGGTAACCCCACGGCTGATCCAAAGCTCTACTCGAAGCTCTTTTTGCAGAAATATCAGGTTATACGGACACCCACTTAACCCTGAGCCTGCTGATAACCAGTGATCTTTGCTTGGGCTAATGTTGTTATAGAGTTGGCAAACGCTTTTCTGAAACGCCTCTAAGGCACGCTCCCAGTACTCGCGACGCACCGTATGGCGGTTTTTAAGGACCACTTCGGTGGTTTTTTCTTCCGCTTCCTTGGCATTAATGCCGATCATCAACTCTTTCGCTTCTGGCGTTGGAATGATCTGGTCAATATTAATCAGTAGCTGTTCACCCAGTGAATAAGGCGTGATTTTGAAGCAGGCAATGCTAATGCCTTGACCCAATAACCACAGCGCGGTGCTGGTCACTTCTTTGCGAAAGTTTGCCGCAACTAGCATAATACGCTGGCTGTTACCCAGGTTGAGCTTTAACTCATCCAGATCGGGCGCATCCAAAAATTCACATATTCTCGCCGAAGCACTTGCAGGGGCATTTAACAGGTCAACCTCTGCTGTTACAGGCTCATAGCGATCTAAGTACTGCTGGTAAATGTCAACTATTTGTGCTTTGGTTAAACTGGCACAGTAAGAGGCATATTTAAGGGCCTGCCACACCACATCTCGGCCACTGTCGTCCAGCTTATTTTCAATAATGACCAAGTTGCCATCTTTATCCAGTGCCAGTAAATCTAATCGTTCACGGGTGTCATCAAAGCCATCGAACTCTTTTTGAATAATCAACAACTCTTCACCCAATGCGGAAGGTTCGTGTGCCAACCACTCCTGAAGATGCTTGCGCTCAGTAAAGCCCAACTCACTGAACTTCTTTGTCCTAACAGGACTAATCCTGTTAGTTTGATGATTTACCGTGAACATATTCGCGTCCTATTGCTCAACCATTTCTGGGGTGATTTTTATTTTTCCTGTCACGGCGCTGTTGATCAGGGTGGTTTTGTATTCTTTAAGCTTTTCAATCTGCGACTTTTGGATATCAATCGTGCGATTCAGATCTGGCTCAATTCCTTCAATGAACGAAATTATTTCTTGAATTTCATCTTTTGGTGGCACTGGAACCAATACACTTGCAAGACGATCCCTTGTTAATTTTGGCTGTGCCGCACCAGAAATATATACCGTATAGTCCAATCCGCTTAATAATTCGGCCCAGTATTTAAAACCATGAAATTTTGGCTTAATAATATGTGCATGGTTATTCACCCAATACTTTCCAGTTGCAACAAAAGCCAATGGTGTTGACTTGCTTAGCAAATTCGCGCCATCTTCAGCGATCAAGATTAAATCTTCATCAAAGATGTAGTCATCAACATAATCGATAACACCACTTGCTCCGTAATACGGATATACGCCCTGTCTCGACTCTCTCTCAACTGCGCTTATTGGAACTCTTCTACTGTTAAGAAACTCAAACGCATATCTCAATGACATTAAGTTCCAATGCGCTGGAATCTTACCAATCCAATCCACACCGGAGTCTTTCATTGGCACATTGGGATCAAGCCCTTGGGTCACCGCCTGTTGGATGATGATCTGCTTACGCTCTTTCAGCAGGCTAATTTGCTGCTCTTTGATCGAAATCGCTTCGTCGATTAGAGCGGTTTTCTTGTCGAGAAAATTTGCAATTAGGGACTGCTCTTCTTCTGAAGGCAGAACAAAAGGAATCACCTTCATCCGTGCTTTTGAAAGGTCCCACTGACCAATCCTTACACCATCTGATGCACTACCAAAAAACGATACATATAACTTACTGCGTATCGCCCAATTGAAAAACTCAGGATTTATTGCCTTTGTAAAATCAAAAATAAAATACGCAGGACTTACAATTCCAGTGAACTTTGATACACCGTAAGAACCCTGCCACGCTTTCATTTTATTCATTCCAAATTGACCTTTCTCAAGCTTTTTATAGCCGCTAAGATCATCTGGTATAAAATTGTGATTTGACTCTTGATTATCCACGTCTCTCTCGATAACACCTTGTTCGCGTGTTATCGAAAGTAGTGGCAATTCAGGGCAGTTTTTGACCGACACCGGAGATAGGCACGAGCCTAACTTAACCAAGTCCCAATGCTCTGGAATCTCGCCAATCCACTCATAACCAGAGTCACTATATTGATCATACTTTAGCGTTGAGGTAATGCTTTCCATTAGGCTTCTCCCTGAACTTCCGCCACTTTCACGCCTAATATTTGTGCAATCAAACCATCAGCCTTCTGCTCTAGATTGATAATGTCAGTTGCTACTTCTTCAAGACTACGTAATGGCTTATGCAGATAGAAATACTTATTGAAGCTGATTTCATAGCCAATTTTTACCGTATCTAGGTTTATCCATGCTTCATCGACATGAGGCTTCACTTCATCTAGGAAGTACTGGTAAATGCTTTGCTTTAATGGAACAGATTCTGTATCTCGCAGGTCTGAATTGGTCTCGTAAGTGATATACTCGCCTTTTTTACCGCCTTCTGCTGAAGGAACGGGGTAATAACCAAAATCTGGCAAGTCAGCGACTTCACACTCATAGCGCTCCAGCAGGTCGTTTAATTTATCACCCGTTAATTTAACTACCTTTTTAACCACTTTCTTGGCGGTTTCGTCATACCAGCTCACCGCGTGAAGAATGGCATTTTTCTCAGGTGCTGAAAGCTTAATAGCATGGGCTTTTAGCGATTTATCAACTTGGGTTTTAAAGCTATTGAAGTCATCAAATTCAATGCTACCGATGTCAGCCATCAGCGTTTGTGCAGTTTCAAGCAATGCTTTTAGCGCCAGCCAGTGTTTCACATCAAGCAGTTTGGCCTTAGCCTTAGCATTGAGACTGATGTCGTTATCTTCACACCAAGAAAGAATGTCTTTCTCGATGGATTTTAAGAAGCTCTTTTTCTGATCTGACCCGTAGCCAGTTTTTTCGTAAACACGTTCGCCGTGCTCTGCGTACACGTACTCCATCACTTCACTAAGTTGCTTATCAAAACGCAGTGGGGCTATGGCATCTTGAGTAAACTTGGCTTTGCGGCGATCTGGGCGCTCGATAGTGACTTTGTAGTAGCCAAAATCGTCATTGCTGAATACCTTACTGGCGATGCCAACAGGATCATTGTTTGCATCCAGTGCTCTTTCAACATCCTTACACGCGAGGTAAGTATCGGTAATTTCCGTGATGTGCTCAGGCGCAAATTCGCAGTTTTTGTTACCTAAGTTCTTGCGCAACTTACGGTAGAGCAAGCTGGCATCAATTAATTGCACCTTACCTTTACGCGCCTCAGGTTTATTGTTGCTCAACACCCAAATGTAAGTGGTAATGCCAGTGTTATAGAACAGGTTATTAGGTAACTGAACGATGGCATCTAGCATGTCGTTTTCAATGATGAAGCGACGAATATTACTTTCACCACCGCCCGCATCTCCGGTAAAGAGCGATGAGCCGTTATGAACAGAGGCAATCCGGCTGCCTAATGGACTTACGCTCGGATCTTTCATCTTGTTGACCATCTCCATTAAGAAAAGCAGCTGGCCATCACTCGAACGTGGCGTGGCATCCACCACTTCGAGATTTCCCCAATAGTCTTTCAGGCTAACCTTAAAACGCGGGTCAATCACATCACTGCCGTCTTTAATGTACTTCTGTTCAGACGCCCAACTCTTACCGTATGGCGGGGTAGACAACATAAAGTCAAAACGTGAAGCCGCAAACTCGTCGGTAGACAAGGTTGAGCCTACCTTGATGTTCTCAGGGTTGTTACCTTTGATCATCATGTCCGATTTACAAATCGCGTAGGTCTCGTCATTGATCTCTTTGCCGTAAAGGTAAATATCTCGGCTGTCGTTCGGGTATTTCTCTTCAATGAAGTTTTGAGATTCAGTGAGCATACCACCGCTACCACACGCAGGGTCGTAAACGGTCATGGTCAATGGTAGCTGCTCTTTCACTGGGTCAAAAACCAAGTGTGTCATCAGCTCAATCACTTCCCTAGGTGTAAAGTGCTCACCGGCTTCTTCGTTATTCTCCTCGTTGAACTTACGGATCAACTCTTCGAACACGTACCCCATACCCAGGTTAGTAAGGGCTGGCATCTTGTTGCCATCTGGGTCTTCGATCGTTTCATGAGTTAAGTTGATGTAAGGGGAAACAAACTTTTCGACGACATCAAGAAGGACTTGCTTTGAGGCCATGTGACGAATTTGCGACTTGAGGTTAAAGCATTCAATGATTTCTTTAACATTATCGCTAAAGCTAAGCAGGTACTCTTCAAAGTTGGCGAGTAATATCTGTTGGTTATTCGTTGCGGTGTTGAACAGGGATTTCAGGGTCCATTTAGATGTATTGTAAAAAACATAACCACTAGCCGCCTTCAATGGTTCATCATCAAGCTCCGTGGCTTGCATCTCTTCTTTTTGGAACTTGACCTCTTCAAGCACGGCTTCTTTGGTGGGTTCAAGTAACGTATCTAAACGTCGTAATACCACCATAGGTAAAATCACATCGCGGTACTTACCGCGAACGTACACATCACGTAAACAGTCGTCGGCAATGTTCCATATAAATGAGATGAGCTTGTTATGTACACTATGATCCATTTTCTTTTCCTGTTCAGTGTTGGTTGCACCCCACAAAGTTGCTGCAACGGCTTCACTATAAATTTAAAATTCTGTTCTTTCTGTAACGCCTAAATGGCCTCTACATCGTTCGATTAACTTGTTCTACCCGGCGCTAGATTTAAGTTTATGACACCATAAAGTGAATCGCCACAGGTTTAATAGACTGAATCGCCACAGGTTTAACAGACACCTCAGAGTCATTTAAGATGACTTAAAGAGAGGTGTACAGCTCGGTATTCAGACCAGTCCACTGACGGCCAACGCCGACAACTTCACCGATACCTTTGTCTTCACCCAATTTGTTTACTTTGATGCCAACGTACCCAGGCTCAACACGATCGCAGCCTGTAAGACCCATTGTGCAAACAGCAGCCACGATCACTGCCAGTAAACCTTTCTTCATTACTTACTTCCCCTTCGAATTAATTAGTGACTTCAGAAAGTTACGACCAACATTAAAGCCGATAACAGGAGCGCCAAAAGCAACAATGATTCCAAGCATTACGGCAATATCGCTTTTAGCCGAGATCAGCGACGGAACCAGCAAACAGTAGATGAAAACTACAGATATACCTGTAGCCACTGCCATCAGATAGAGTTTGATCATGTGTTTTCCTATGTGGCTATTGTGTGTAGATGGTGAGTAAGTGTTTATATATTTTCAAGGTATAAAGGCGTCCATTCGGACGCCTGAAAATTAATCTTCTAATTCATCTGTCGGTGATGTCTTCTCGCGCCTGTCATCTATTGCCTGTAACGCAGCAATGATTTCAGCTAATGGCTTCTCCCGGTACATCTCGACGATCTGTGATTTGGTGTATTTCTTCTCGCCAATTTCCACACGCCCGCTGGCGCTCTTGGGCAGGTATCCTTCCTCCAGCATGTATTCAACCAGAGACTCGACGACGTCCAGCCCGCGAGTCGGGTCGAAGTAGAATTTCCATGAGCATTTGCCAAACGGAGGCGCGACTTTGTTTTTAATGCACTCGGCGCCAACGTCCTGTCCGATCTTCTCTTTGCCATCCTTCATGACGGATGCACCCAGACGGATGCGCACCGACGCGTAGAACTTCGGAGAGTCGCCACCCGGAGACGTAGTCGGATCGCCAAACATCACACCAATTTTGGTACGCACCTGGTTCAAGAAGATGATGCACGCGTTGTACTTACGCGCCCAAAGCGCCAGAGTAGGGAAGTTCGCACTTGTCGCGCGCGCCAGCGCCGTGTTGTCGTTCATGTTCAGCTGATCTTTGTCTTTCGCAGTGCCTTCTGCCATCTTGTCGAACTTCTCAGCCTTCGAGTTCGGAACCATCGACGCCAGAGAGTCGGCTACGATGCAGATAGGGGCTGTTTCCGGAATAAGCTCTTCGTCGCGCACCAGCTTGAGGATTGTGCCGATCAGCTCTACGGAGTCTTCGAAGGTATCCGGCTGTTTGTAGACCCACTGACCGTCATCCTCATCTGCGTTCAGGCCATTGGCTACAGCCAGGCCAACGTCAAAACTGTTTTCATGATCGAGGAATACCGCCAGACCATCTTGTTTTTGAGCGGAGATCATCGCTGCTGTTGCAAGGAACGTTTTCCCTGCACTTGGAGGACCGAATACTTCGACGATACGACCACATGGGAAGCCGCCATCGTAACGACCAGAAATAGCTTTGTTTAACGGTGGAAAGCCTGTATCAATCCAATGAGTTACTTTCTGAATTTCGTCGTTGCTACCGATTTTCTTTTTCAGAGCAAGTGCCAGTGCGGATTTTCCTTTTGCCATGATCAGGCTCCTTTTGTTTCGTTGATTCGTTTTAAAGCGGCGGATTCGTCGAATACAATCGCATCGTGGTTAAGGAGTCTGGATACACGAGCGAGGATTTTTACGACCTGCTCGCTGACTAATCCAAACTCGCGATCTGTCGCTTTCATTCCGGCAGCGCCTAGAATTGACGGCAGTGCGATGACAGCGTACTCACCGTGATAAAAGACAATCTCTTTTGCCAGTTGGGCAGGGGTGGTTGTAGCGCCATTGATAATCGATTTAAGCATTAGCAATACCTTTCGAATGGAAGAACAAACACTTCAAGGTCTTCAAGGAACGAACGGAAATTCAGCTCGTAGCACAGTTGCTCGAATGCTTTCACGTCACGATTGCCTTTGATTGTTTCGATTTCGGTAGGCGGAAACTTCGTCTCAATCAGGTTCATTAGCGTGATGTTTCTCTTGAACGCTTCGAGCATTCGACAGCCTGTTTTCTCGTTGAAGGCATTCTTCGCTAGTTTGTTGAAGGCGGTCTTATGGCGTCCTTTGTCAACCACGATTGAGCCGTCGTTGATGCCGCGTACCATCGTTGCGACACTTCCCCATTCATGCAGCAGCTCTTTCGCACCGCCAGCACCAATGCCACCAACACCGCTAATGTTGTCCGATTTATCGCCTTGTAATGCTTTTGCTTCCAAAAATGCGCGAGGAGTAGCGAATCCTGTCAGCTCCGCAAATTGCTCAAAATTAACCTGCTTGTTTTTGGCGTCTTCGCGCAGGCTTACCCAGCTTACGTTTTCGCGAACTAACTGAAGCCAGTCGCTATCGCCTGTTAACAGATAGATGTGTTCAACGATTGGCTGCGGTGCAATGCTGGCTACCAGCAGCCCGGCCAGATCATCCGCTTCTGCATCTTTTGCAATGAGTTGGGTAACTCCAAGCGCGGTCATCATTTTGAGGATGTATGGCTTCTGGATAGCAAAGCCTTCCTTCATCTTTTTCATATCAGGATCGTCGTCGCGATTTGCTTTGTAGTCCGGGTAAAAGTCGCGACGCTTGTCACTAAATCCATCCCAAAGAATCATAGGTCGGGCATGGAGGATGGAGGCATAACGACGGACGTTCTTAACAAAGCCGAAAGCAGCCTGTACTTCCATTTCGCCGTTGTGCAATTTGTCAGATTGTTGGTGGTAATAACCCAGGCTATTGCCATCTACGAAGAGATAATTCACCGGTACATTCCTTCCAAAAAGTAAGGCGTCCGTAGACGCCTTACTGGTCACGTAATGGGATTACAGAGAGTCCAGCTCTCTCAGTAGGTCATCCAGACCTTCATCTTCCGTCGCAGATGCGGCTGCTACAGATGTCGCTGCGACTGCTTCAGACTCTTTGACTGATACTGCAACGGCAGCGGGACTTGCTTCTGGTTTAAATTCAGTTTCAACGGCACGGAGGATTTCTTCATCAACCAGACTGGTTGGTTCAGAAGCTGGGGTATGAGCGGTAGCTACAGCAGTCGCACCCTCCGTATGACCAGTGACAGAGCCAAATCCAGGTAGTGCCGCAGCCGATGTTTTCGCGGTTGAGGAAATTGCTGGTGCAGATGCTGCGGCAGTTGGTGCAGCGATGCCAATCAGACGACCCATAGTGCGAACTGTCGACAGAAGACGAGTTTCATCAGCCTGATTTGCGTATGCGATCAGATCATGCTGGGTGTTCCAGAATTTATCTTCGATATCGCCTTTGTAGACTTTACGCTTAGGCGAGACGTCATATTTGGTATCGCGACCAGAGCCAGTACGTTTAATCAGGAATGCGTAGCCTTCCTCTTTGCTCAGTGGATTGCCGATATCATCAGCGATGTCTTCGGTGATTGCTTTGCAGATATCATCGAATACAGTAGACGGCAGCTCGATTAACTGGCATTTCTCAGCATCTGCGAAATCCTCACGAGCAGAAAGAATGCCGTTGACCAGGTAGCGAGGAGTGGCACGCATTTGACCGATGCGTTCTTCCATTGCTTTGTTACCCTTGTGACGAGCGCGACCTTCCATCACCATTTCGCATAGCTGACAAGCGCGACCGTGAGTATGTTGCTCACAAATATAAGCGTTGGTTGCTTCTTTACCTTCCTCGTTCTGATACTTAACGTAGTGCATACCGAAAGTCTGGAAGAACTTACCGTTTGGGTCGTCTTTATTCGGGAAGATGCGGATATAGTTGACGCCGTCTTTTAAGCGAGTCAGATCAACGTTGTTACCACGTTTGGCGGCAATGTCTTCACGAGTTTTGTTAAGCAAATCAAGTAATGTCTTAGACATGTGTTTCTCCTTGTTGTGATTTGGCCGATGGCGCTATGCGCGTTGGGCTTTCGTTCATTCGTGGCTCTTTCGAGCTGTTAAATGATAGATCAGTACTTACTTATTATCTATCAAAAATCAACGGGGAGTAATAAAGCGTTCAGAGCCTAATCGCTCTAATTCAACGATGGCCATCTTTGACGCCTGAACGATCATGTCTCGGCGATGCGAAAAGGCGGCGACAGCATGTTTGTATATGTCTGCGATGTGCCGTGCTTCATCCAACTTCTGCCTTTTAGACAGATACTGTGGGTTTGTTTTAACCTTAGCGTCCAGTACAGATTCGTTGAACTTAATGCCGTTCATACTCAAGTTCTTACGCTCTGTGTCGTATAGCTTTGCTTCAACAGCTTCAAGGTTAAGTTTTGCCTCTGCGACACTTCTTTCTGCATGAGCGAGTTTTGAGCCATACTCCATTAAAAGGCGGGGTTGTCTACGCCAGACTTCCTCCAGATTGTCTCGGTCAAACTCGAGATCAGACATTATTTTCTCGTAAATATCGGCGATCATGCACATTTCCTTATCACTTATCATTTTGTATTGATTATATCATTGTAATGATGAGGCAATGAGCTTGAAGATAGGGGGGGTGAGGGGATAAGGGAAAACATGGCCTTTATGGCCATGTTTATTGGATCACGTCTTAATAGTTTCTGCTACGTCGGCTAATATCGCTTCTAGTCGTTCTCCCTCTTCAGGTCTGAAGTAAAGAATGTTGGGGTTAAACCCGTAAAAGACAGTAACGTCAAGGTCTGGAAGATACTCCTTCCTGCCGACCAAATCGGATGGCTTGTTTTTGTTGTTAAACAATGAAGTTGCCCGGCTGCCACACGTCAGCACATAGGTCGGACGCACCAGATTGATCTCTTCACGCATAAAGTCGGTGAACTGGCCGATCTCGTCTTTGGTGTAGTCTTTTTCTTTGTCTTTAACCTTCTTGCAAACACCTGTGACATAGAGATCGCCCATGCGTAAATCTCCAGCCGTCAATAGCTTGGCCTTAAAGTCGTCGTATCCGTTCTCCATAAAGTAACCGGTTCGAGCATCATTGCCGTTCGCATTGTCCAGAATGATCATGATTTTCGGCTTAATACCAATGCTGGGGCGGATTAGTTCATCACCTAAGCCCATTTCAGCCGCCATCCGCGTCATGAGTACGTTAATTTCAGCCGAACGTTTGGGGTTCATCTCAAACGGACGTGAGGCTTTAACTGCGTCTATGACAAGGTTTCCCATCAATTCAGCCTGGTCGCGTAGGCGCTCTGGATCAGTTGCTGGCAGACTGCCTGGCTCGATGGATGCAAACGCCCCTACTTTTTGCAGCGATTCGCGCACTCGACTATTACAGGCACGTTTCTCGACAGCTTCTTCGAATTGCGCCAGTGACTCGAATTTGCCGCCAACTTTTTCTCGCGCTCTCATGATGGCTTGGCAGCCATTCTCAGAACACCCCTTCACAGCAGAGAAGGGCGCATACAGCACCTGGCTGCCATCTTCAAGCGTGCGGATCTCGATTCGGTTAGATGACACGTTAACGTCTGGTGGCAATACGCGAATGCCATAGGTCAGCGCATCTTTAACCAGCCCCTGGTGTTTATCTTCGCCAAGAATAGTGAGAGCAGCAGCGAAAAACTCTGCGGGATAATGAGTTTTCAACCACATAGATTGATAACTGATTAAGGAGTAAGCAACAGAGTGTGATTTGTTGAAGGCATACGCGCCGGATTTCTCAAACATATTCCAGATTTCTTCGGCTCGTTCGTGCGTCAGGCCATTGCTCTCTTCGACAACACCGGTAATTTTCATGCAGTCACCTCATCAATCTTCACGAACTCATACCCATTGGAGGCCAGCCAGTTCCGTTGGCGCTCCCAGCTCCATATCTCTTCACGCATTTCACTATGCAGGCGAATGTGGGCGTCTTCTGGAAGTGCTACAAGATTCCCAGGGGCGTTATCTATCGTATCGCGGTTAATATGGTGGACATGTTCATCGTCACGTAGCTCCCGACCGAGACGTTCTTTCGCTATCAATCGATGAACGTATTCGTATTGCGAAACGCCATTGTTACCAACCAGCTGCATCATGTAGCCGTTGGTTTTTACGATGATGCCACCTTTGTAGTTGTTCGCTTCTTCTCCGATCTTTCCGCGTTTGGCAGCCGCCAGCTTTTCCTTCGTCTCCGCGCGGATTGTTCTGCCGGTTAGCTTTTTCGAAACGGTGGCCACTCGCTCATCGATATCAGCACGCAGACCGGCATTCCACGAGGTTTTCCCATACATAGGGTTGCCAGTGCCAGTCCGGGCTTCGGAGAGACGCTTCATACGTTCGTCATTATTTTTGTTTTTGCCACGATTCCAGGCTGGGGTAGCGGAGATCCGCGCGCTTCCGCGCCTGATCCCCCATTTGGCTAATAAGCGGTCAATATTTGCCTTGCTGCAACCAGCTTCGGCGGCAATGTCTTCTTTTCTCATCAGGTCAACCATGTAACGCTGACGTAACCATTCTTCTGTGATTTTGTACTTCGTACTCGGCATTTCTAAGACTCACTAAACAAATTGTTTTCTTATCTTATAAATTAATTCTCAAATATCGAAGCTCGTTATGTCGGCATTTATTGCCATTGCTTCGGCATAAGTGCGACGCTCACCATCAGCACAAAGTAGGCGTGCTGCTTTATGGATTTTTCTCGTAGAACCATCATCCAGTGACACTGTCACCCAGCCTTCCTCCGCTCGCTTAATGAAGTCGCCGCCAATGGATTTCATTTTCTCCATATCTTTTTTCCCGATCGCTTTCCTGACCGAGTCTGCTTCCGCCATTGAGAACCCCGCCAAGATTCGCGTAGCAGCCATGATCTGTTCCTGATAAATCAGAACTCCGTTTGTGTCGCGAGAGATGTCGTCCAGCATTGGGTGTAAGGAATGTGGGGCCATGAAGCCTTTGGCCACGGACACATAATCGTCCAACATGCCGGATTGAATCGGGCCAGGTCGGAAGAGCGCAGTTGTAGCGACGACCGTTTTAAAGCTCATTGGCTCAATTCCACCACCTAAATCTTTAAGCAGCTTGCGCATTGGGCCTGATTCAAGCTGGAATACGCCCTGTGTATACCCTGCAGCAAAACCATCCAGCACCTTGCGATCTTCAAGAGAAATGGCATCAAGATTGATATCTTCACCTGTGTTCTCTTTTATGTAGCGTTTTGCACTATCGAGCAAATCGAGAGTTGCCAGGCCAAGCACGTCCAGCTTAATTAGGCCCATAGCCTCGCAGTAACGCTTGTCAAATGCGATACAACGCGCGTCACCACGGCGTTCAACCGGTGTACGTTCTGTCAGAGGAACACCTGCTACGATCATCCCTGCCGCATGTCTACCAAAGCCACGCATAAGGCTTTGTAACTTGCAGGCTGCATTGAATGCATCAGGATATTTTGTTGCGTATTTGTCGAGACTTGCCAGTTGTTCGCGCAGCTCTTCCAATGGAAGGCTATCATCCTCGACGTTCTTCAGTTCTTTTGATACCGCCATATCTGCGGACTCCACACCATAAATACGAGCGGTGTCACGTAGTGCAGAGGCTGCGCCCAGGTAGGTGAAGTTCGGAATGCCTGCAACGTAATCTTCGCCGTAGCGTTCATTCAGATACTCGATCACCTCATGGCGACGTGCCTGGCTGAAGTCCAAGTCCGCATCCGGCAAGTCGAGACGCTCAGGGTTGATGAAACGCTCAAACAGAAGACCGTGACGGATTGGGTCGACGTTGGTTATGCCTATGCACCACGCCACCAGAGAACCGGCAGAGGAACCACGACCAGGCCCAACGGGAATGCCAGTTTCACGACTATGATTCATCAGATCGCGCACCATCAGGAAGTAACCACAGAATCCCAGGCGAGTCAGCGTGTCCATTTCGTACTTTAGCCGCTCAACATAAACCCTGTTCTCAGAAGCAGGTGGTGTGTATCCAAACTCTTTTGTGGTAAGACGTTTACGCAGCCCTGCAACAGCCAGTTTCATCAGCGTTGCAGGTTCGTCGTCTGCCATCTTGGGCAGTGCTGGTGGCAATTCATGCCAGCGCCATGTGCAGGCATCGATAATGGAGTCCTGCGTTGTTGAGGCCATTGCAGCTGTTACCGGCACATCCATGCGAACGGAGAAGGCTTTAAGCGCCTCAAGGAGATGGCGACGACCATTGATGGCGTTATCTCGCTGGTGGGGGATACGCAGACGATGCGGCTGGTCGATTTTTATGTTGTTCGTAACCATGTGCGCAATGTCTTTAATGTCTGCATCGTCGATCGATTCGTAATAAGCGGGATAGAACGCCACTGGCTCTATTTTCAATGCGCTGGCGACTTTCATCGCCCGGACGTTAATCTGGTCGTAGAATGGGGTAGGGTGCGGATAAACCACACTATAGAAGTTGTCTTTTCCACCCGCTGTAATCAGTGTGCTTATGATTTTTGCAAAATCGTTGCGTTGGAACACGCTACCGATGTCGGAAGTAAGCAGGATGATGTTGCCTTTGGCATATGTAGAAACCAACTGTTCGAGCGAGAGACGCGGCACAAAGTAGAACTGTTCTCGTGTGTTGGCCACCGTCATTAGTTCGCAGATGTCGCGATATCCTTGCTCATTTTTAATTAGAGCGGTAAACGAGTAGTTACGTCCCCGCTCTAATGATTCCATACATCTCATAGATTCTTTAGCAAGTTTAGCCCGGTGCTCGTATGTGGGATCATCAACAATGTTTAGTTTCACACCACAAATAACCGCCATGTCGTCACCAGCGGCACGTTGTAGTGGAATAACGCTCGCAATATTCATGCTATCTGCTGAAATTACAGCGGTGTAGCCAGCTTCTCTGGCAATCTTCACCGCGTTTTCAGCTTTTAGAGCCGACTCCCCAAGTGAGAAGTCAGTTCGAACCATCAGTGCCTTCATGTGTTTTTACCTTTCTGGTTTTTTTGATTTTGTCATTGGGGAAGCCTACGAACTTCCCATGCATCGAAATCGCAACTTCTTTTGCTGATTGGTGACAATCGGGCTTGTCTGGACACACCAGACAAGCCTTACCAGTTTCAGAAGCAGCGATAAGAGAGCCGAAACATCCTTTACGCACGATTAACCAAATATTTTTTGAACAACTTCACGAGCCGCTTGTGCAGAAGCTGAAGGGAGTTTGTTAATGAAAGAACGCTCAATACCTGTCACAAAGTCGCCTCGCATCATTCCAATCTTGGCCGACAACAAAAGTTCACGAGGGCCAATTGGCTGACTAATAAGGTGTTCTTCGTATCCATCGCGAACGATACCGGCAAACTTAACCATCTTTTCAGCGTATTCATCCACGATGCCTGCATTTGTCAACATGTTGATCTCTGCGTCTTTGCTCATGTATTTCACATTCGAAACGATGCCAAAACGCGAAAAGTTCGCGGCGTTCTGGATGTTTGTACCCTGGTACAAGCCGGTTTCATCACCAGATCCGTTCGTGTTGCCAGTGCCAATGAAAGCAAACCGTTCATGCGGAGTAATGCGACGCCATTCTGGAGTTGCCTCTTTGATGACCAACGCTTCACCTTCCAGCACTGGCTGATACACGCCAAGAATTTGTGGAAACGCAAAGTCGTATTCATCCGCGAGGTAAACCCAGCCATGCTTCATTGCGAGCGCAAGCAAGCCAGGTTCGAAATACGTAGAGCCATCACGCGCCAGAATTTGCCCCGTAACATGTGCCTCTTCCATTGATGCTGTATGTTGGGCACGGATCAACGGACGATTGAGCAAAGCACATAGCTGTGTAGGCAATGACGATTTGCCTGTTCCTGCATGACCCCACAAATAGCCAGGTATGCCAAGTTCAAGCATCATGAAAATATCTTTGATCAGTTCGAAGTCGCCATATACGTAGCCTTTCTTCACTTCGGGAACGAACTCTGGATACGGCGTATTGACGTTGACGCTAACCATGAGCGGCGTCCCACGTTTTGTTCCGAGTTCTTCCACCGTTACGTTTAGCAGTTCGTGAGCTGCGACCAGATCTGTCTTGTACTCAACTGTGCCTGTGTAGCCAGGGCTACTGGTCAAGCCAGAAGATTTGGCCATTTCGCTTTTTTGCTCGGCACGTTTAGCTTGAATTGCATCAAGTGCCTTTTTCGATAGCGTTGGTTCATCTGGAAACTGCGTTGTGTACATTTTCAGTACGGTGTCAGGATCGGCATCTTTTACTGACTCAGGAATGCCCTCGCAATTACCATTGGCTACATGGGACTTAAAATAGTGAAATGATTTGCCGCACCACTTGCAAACAAGGTAATCAGAAGGATTTTTTTCATTTTGCAGTGCAGTAGTCGTCATGCGTTTTTCCTTTGTTCTCTAATGAGCGTTCAACTTCTTATATAAATATATCATCATCTATCGTAAGTAGTTACTTATCGTTAAGGCTGTTTTGTTCACTTTAAAATGATACGAGATAGTTCAGTAACTACAGATGAACCAAGACTATCAACGCTCGTTACCAGGGCATGATTTGAGTAAAATCTCTCCGGTGCGTCAGTCATGATGCCAATTGCCATCAAATCAATATCAGTCTGCGTTTCAATTTGCTTCGCAACTGAACGCAAATGAGCGTCAAAACCTCTCCCAACAGCCCACGGCGCGCCATCACTCAGAACAAGCATGATCTTCCTGTCCTCCATGCGACCGGAAAATAACGATGCAAGGCTGGCTATGCTTTCACCATCCACGTTATTAAGAAGTGGGAATGTGTAGCCTACGCACCCCATACGTGAGCGAACTTCGCGAGAATTTACCTTTTCATTCCAATTTTTGATGATAGGTAGCATTAAAGATTCAAAGCGAGAGAACTCATACTTGACAGCCTTAAGTTCTCCTGCCGCCATATGACTACCAAATGTAGTGAAGCCGGTGATAATGTTGGGAACATTTATTCGATCAAGGGCATCGGCGATGGTATATGCACTTGCAAGAGCCAGTTTAATCGTTATACCACTCATTGAACCTGATAAATCAATCACTTGTTGAACACAGGCGTTAACGGCTTTAGATTCTTCTTTTTTACGAAACACGCGAGCATCATTCATTGCTAATCTGTAGATACTAGAACCATGAATGCGCCCCCGACGCTGGCCCGGTATAAACTGAACTCTGTTTCTGCTTGCTATTGCTCGCTCCAGGTCTTTTGCCAGCGTCGACGAAACACCTGACGAAAGATGCTTTTCAATATATTTGTCGAAGAGCTGGTTGCCTTCAGGAACGATGCGATAGCGGCTGATTGGATATCCTCCCAAATCAATATCGGAGAATGTTTTAATAAGCCGTTTGATATGGGCTTCTGCCTGATCAATCGAGCCGATGAAGTCGTATGAGCGATTGTATGGCCTGTATTCGCTTTTCGAGCTTTCTGTTAACTCGCTTTTAATCGTTTCGGATAGCGCATCTTCTGTCATGCCTCCGACTTCATCTTCCATGCTATCCAACTCCTCTAAAGCCTCTTCCAGACTCATTTTTGACGGAGTTGGGATATCTGAAGAGCCGTCTTCTGTCGTTTTTCTTTTTTCGTGGTCAGCGGTTAATGATTCTGACGCCGCGTTATCAGAAGCATCAGAATCTGATACCTCTTTATCATTTTCTGTATCATCGAATATTGTTTCTGATGATTCAGAATTATCTGAATCATCACTGTCGTTATTATCATGTTTGTGCTTACTATGTGATTCTGATTTGATAGATTTGTGGTTATCTAACACTGAGGGTGTCTCATGATCTTCGTTGTCTTCACTGTTTTCTCCAGAGGCATCCGTCTGGTCAGCGTCTGAAGGATCGGAAGTTTTTCCCGGAGCTGACTCCTTACCTTTGCTTTCACTTTCAGTGTCTTTGAGGATCTTAGCTATGGTCGCAGCCACCTTTACACAATCCTCGGTGCAAGACATGTTACGCACGGCCACATCGATACCATGTTCTTTTAATAATGAAATTGGTTTCTCAATGACAGGCCAATATTCATCCATGAAATCTACGAACGGTGCTTGGCCATCCCAGGCTCTTACAACCGGACAGAGAAAGAAGTTTAGAAAAAGCGCGCGCTGATCTTTGCCACAATAAGCAATAGCCTCTGAAGCCTTTGGTTTAAAGACTTTTTCGATTATAAGGCGCTGAGTTGCCATCAGATTACGTCTTGTTCCGTTAAAGACCTGACCCATTTTTCGCTCGATGAACACGTCTTCTAAGGCATTCCATAGCGACCAGGAAGGAACGCGTCCTTTTTCTCTCATTTTGTTGGACACACGAATATCGGTAAACAAAATGTGAGCAACCTCATGATCGAGAAATCCGCGCACAGCATTCATCAATGCCGGTGTTGCGTTATCCGGGATTGATGGGATGTTTACGAGAATTGGCTCTCCATCATCGTTATAGCGTACATAAGCGTCGTCCCCTCGTTCTGCAACAGGGATGTTTTTACCTGAAAGGAGAGCGACTACTCGTTTTACACTGTCACGGAAGTCCTGAACCTCTTTGATGGAACGTTTTTTAGACATGGCTAATCCTTTGTTATGAAAACAAATTATTTACTAGTGTGTTTAATGTAGCACTGCGCGAACAGGGAACTAAGCCATTCGCGCAGGGAGAAGAGGGGTTAACAGATTCTGACGGCTAAAGACCCGGAGCCGATATTGAGAAGCGTGAAGCGTTTGTTGTTAAGTTCGAATATAAAGCCAGTTGTGTCATTCACACCAACCTGAATCTGCTCATTCGGTAGATCGGTGAGGATGTCAGCTACACACTCATCAGCTAATTTCTGTACGTGTCCGATCTCAAGAGCGATTAGGCTGGAAATAGTGGTGTTCATTCAATCAATCCATTCTAACTTATACTATGGTAAGGAATACTACTAAAATTTATATCAATACTGAATACATTCATATCATATGCAAGTTAATTTTCTTACCTGTTTTGGGCTAATTTTTCTCCGTGCAATGGCCTTTAACCGGTCTTTTAAGTGTCTATCGAAAAAATGATAATAGCTTTACAACCCTAACCTTTGATGTAATATCGGTAAGCACTTACCAGAGAGAATTGAACGCGCAAAGGTTGTAACAATGTCTGACAACAAGATTGAATTTATAGAAAGTCGCTATGCTGCTTTTATCGCAGGGCTGATTGAATCCTCACCTATGAGTCAGGCCCAAATAGCCAGACTTATTGGTTATAAAAATGCCAACAACCTTTCTTTAATTAAAAGTGGCAAAATTCCTTTGCCTATCGATAAGGTTCGTCCGTTGGCGCTGGCGCTGGGTATTGAGCCAAGTCGTCTTATGATGATGGTGCTGGAAGAACGCCAACCTGAACTCGCAGCATTTTTATACAAAGAAGGCACCGCTCCTCTTAACGAGGACGAAAAACAGGTTCTTGCTGCATATAACGAGCGATTCGGTAAAGAGAAAGGCGCATCACAAAAGGTTGTTGAGGCTATAAAGTCTCTATGAAAAATTTACACGAATAAGCTCTGTTGATAGACGATCTCCCTTAAATTTGTGGTCAATTTCGTCTAAATCCGGTTGCTCTACGATTGATGCGATGTACGTCGAGAAACTTTCTAAGGCGTCTCGCATCTCGTCCATATAATCGTGCCGGTCGTAGACCCGATCTATCCCCTCAAGACTGTGGTTCATGATTTTACGTGATACCTCCTGGCTTATGCCTAATGCTGGGAAGTAACTACGCGCAGTACGGCGCAAATCTCGGGGTGTAAATGGCTCAAGCTCCATCAGTTCTGGTCGTTCCAGAATACGACGTAATGCCTGGGCTATTGCCACTTTAGACATAGGAAGGTCTTTCCCGATTTTTTTATTCGAAGGCACGAGCCACTGGCTGTCTTTACCATATTCGAACAACTCTTCAATACAAGTGCGCATTAATGAGCTTAAAGGCAGAGAATGCTCACGGGCAGATTTGTTCCTCTTGCCTTGATTCCAAACCCCACGCTTAAGATTGAACTCACTTTTTTTAGCCCGCAGTACTTCGTCAGGTCGTCTTGCGGATACAAGACATAGCCTGGCCGCCCATTTTGTACCAGCACACACATTGAAGTAGTCCCATATATTCCAGAACACCCATACCTCTGCGTCGGTCAGCTTCCGCTCGCGAGGTGTGGGCTTTGCGCCACCGGCAACTTTGTTTAGTGACATATCGTTTAACGGTGACACGTCTATCATCCCCTGGAAGGCGCACCAGCTAAGGAACTGCTTCATCAGAGAGAAAACGCGGCGGCCCATAACAATTTTGCCATCCAGTATTAGTGGGTTGACCAGTTGGTTCACCATGAACCTATTAATGTCACTTACTTTTACATCGGCAATGTGCGGCAAAACATGTATCAAAATACAATGAACAGCGATCTCTGGCCGACGTCTGGTTATCAGCAGAGATAAGCGAGTGAATAACATGAATGCGTCCGAGAATCTCATGTCATTGCTGACCTGGGAGATCATAACGGCCTGCATTTGAGATGCTCTTTCGAGATACTCTATCGCCTCTTTTGAGGTGTTCTCCGCAGCGCGTGCTCTGTCAAAGCTATTTTTCATATGACAATCACCGAGTTACGCCGATTCACTGTATAAGTAAACAGTATATTAGGCATAGATTCTTATAGGATCAAGAGTAAAAGTAACTCATTTTCAGTAATGATTCCATACATAGTAGGTATGGAATCATTGTGGGCCTTTTTTATAAAATCTGTGATTCTTCTCAGGATAAATTATCTAAACTAAAAATTGTGTTTTGTGTTGGCATCTGCTTGAATAGACGCATGTTTATTCAGATATGGAATAATCAGTGAACAACCAAATTCATTGGGACTACCCATTCTCAGAAGAATTCGGCAGTGGGATGGTACACAGACAATTCACTGTGGGAAGCACTATTTATGCCGTTGGGTTTGAACAAATATTGACGATGGATGATTTCACACGTAAGGGAGTTGATATCCTAAATGTACATCCAACATTCCGGTTTCCTCTGAGTGGTGTATGGGGAGTGATTTTTGACGAAATTGACCCTGTAGAAATGGATTTCAAAGGATTTCGGCATATCCAACATCAAGGCTTGGCAGGTGGTCAAGTGCTTTTGAATGTTGCAAGTATAATCTTTGACCATTATACTGTTTGTAACGCAGGAGCTTATGTCTTCTCCGCCGCAGACGACCATCAGCATTTACGCAGAACTGACTTGGTTGACATTTACTGTAAGATACTAGGTCTAAATGGAAAACGTAAAAGTAGATTGTTCGCCAATGGTTTTCCTGGATGGGAGGCATACTGTGATGTACCAACAGGAGGAAGAGGCTATGTCGTCACGACTGAAAGTTATTAATTATTACCCCACCTCTGCAGAACGTTTGAGCCTTGAAATGGGCGAAAGACTACAGAAAGCTGCTGGTCAGGATTTAAAGAACAAGTTGGGTTCAGGGGAAATTAAACTGATTAACGGTAAATATGTAGGTGAAAGCCTGAAAGTTAATAGCACCTCTATGCTAAAAGCGCGGTTGCGTAAAGCGTATATCCCCGCTAAATGAAAAGGCCTATATGGGCCTTTTCATTTTTATAGTGTACTCACCAGCGCCGCAAATTCCGTATACCCCCCAATATGCTCTCCATGTATGAATATCTGAGGTATGGTATCCACTGGTTTACCAACCAGGTTGCTCAACGTTTCTTTGTTGATCCCCGCAGATGTAATATCTATATACTCATAATCACCGTAGCCATGTCCCTTTAGTTGCTTCGCCAACTCGACCGCACGTTTGCAGTATGAGCAGTTATCTCGTCCGTAGATAGTGATCGTCATAACTTAACAAATACCTTTATAAATATTGATTCGAACATATCAGACTATACTACAAACAGATTTTTTTGATAAGTATGTAGTAACTTATTGATTGACTAGTAAACAATTGAAGTGATTACGACAATAGATTACAGTAAGGATTGCCTTGAAATGTACATTTTATAGAGGTTTTAATGATTGGTAAGTTGTCTGATTCTTTGATTGAAAATAAATACAACGAATTTAGAGAAGAAATATCTTTACTTTTTGACTATTTAAATCAGATAAATGATACAACAAAGAAAAATATAAAACGTCTTCTTAAAGAAGTGGAGTATGCACAAAATCCAGATACTATTATTAATATTAATGAAACTATTAAGATTAAGTGTGGCACAACGTTAGCTCGCCATTTATGTTCAAACCCATATACAGGTTCAACATTAGAGATAGGTAACAGCGCCATTGATTTAGAAGAAAAGATAAGATTGTGTAATACTTTGAAAAATAAACAATATCAGTGGGTTATTACTGAAGCCTATGAGTTACTGGAAGACTATATTGAGGCAATATATGTCTATACTGTATGTGTTCGAAATGATTTATGGTCCTCAAGTGATTTTGGTAAGGTTGAAGATGATGAAATTGGGAAAAGGGAAGTTTATTACAGATTATTAAAAGCAAAAAGTAACCCATCGAAAAAAATAACTAAAATTTTCAGAAATAAAATACCTGGCTTCAAAGAGATAGAAACAAACAACAAGATTGGCAAAAACTATCGCTTTAACATCAAGCTAATTGAACTACTAAGACATACAATAGTACACAATAGTGGACGATTCAATGATACAGAAAAATTTATAAATAAGGTTTTAGATGAATCTGAAATAAACGGTAAGAAAAGAGTTATTGGAGAAAGAGCTGTTAGAAGTTACATTACTAAAGTGCAAGAAGATGATATTGTGATGCTCTTAGAAAGACCATCTGAAATTTTAGGTTCTTTTGGTGGGTATTTTAACAGAGCAAAATTTTTACTAAGTGATATTTTAGAATACTCACTAATCATTAAAGAAGAACTAAAATCATATCTAGGCAATCATTAACAAAAAAGGGGCCGAAGCCCCTTTGGATTTTGCGCTTAAAAAAGTGTTGCTAGGATGTTAGCAAGCTATGGTTAAGAACGTCTGCCGTAATTGTCTATCACAGCGTTGAGCGGTCTGGTTTATGTTAGCGGAGTCTTAATCTGGGTGATTAAAAGGCCAAACCGCTCAACGCTGTGTCTGGCGGAGAGTAATGGAATCGAACCATCATCGCTTGCGCAATGGGACGGTTTTCAAGACCGCTTGAGCACCATGCTCCCTACTCTCCGGCCGTTGTGGTGGCCGGTACTGAATCTCCGGCATACGGTGCAGCCAATTAGGACTACGGACGATCACCGCTCGCGAAAGGGAAGATTTGCGGCCGCATTTCCCTAACATCCAAGAAAGCTATCGCATCAGTCTGCGAATCCACCACAACGGTAAGATCACTACCTTTCGACCAGTCATTGTGCACATGAACGACGATTAACCGTAATGATCTTATCGTTGTATTGGTGCCGGTTAGCGGACTCGAACCGCTGACATCCTGCTTACAAGGCAGGCGCTCTACCAACTGAGCTAAACCGGCAATTTGGTGGGGAGTGATGGAGTCGAACCACCCGAGTCGCAATGACAGTAGATTTACAGTCTACCCCGCTGCCCCTACGGACTAACTCCCCTAAATTGGCGATGGTGGGTGGATTCGAACCACCGACCAGTTGGTTAACAGCCAACTGCTCTACCGCTGAGCTACACCATCAATTCAGCACTGCCAGTATTTATTACTCAACAGTGCCAATCGCGACGGTTTAGTTTCTGCCAGGAAACGCACCGCTACTTGCACTTTTCGTTTGTGCCAGACGCTTTCGACTTCGCTCAATAGTAGAAGGCAAAATCTTTAAGTAGATGATGTTTCTGAGGACAGCACCTACTTTGTAATTTATACAATGTGATGTATGGAATCATTTGTTGTGAAAACAGGCACCAATGGCAACAGTGGTTAAACCTACACAACAATCCTGTCTTCACAACGTTGAGGCCACTACTCCGATTGAATGTTTGCCCAACATGTTACATATCAACGCTCGCCGGTATCTCTGTGAATAGAACCTTAGAATTGATAAAAATGTAATGGCCTCAACGTTGTGTGCTGGCTAACCATACCAGCCGGGCTACGTCGCCGCTTTTTAACCCAGTATAAACGACATAATTGAACAAAATGACGTAACAGGATGGGCGGTCAGTGGCTAAGAATCCGGGAGTCATATGGAGTTGAAAATATACCAACCGCCCATTCTGTTCCCTCCTGCGTTCTGCAATCACACTCGCTCAGTGTGTCCCATTTCGGTAACGAGGCTGGAAACTGACCTCGCTGGTGTTTGGCTTATTAGGCTACTGCCAGATAGACTTCTTCGTTTGCACTTGTATTTAAGTTCAAACAGTCGCGTCTCAACGAAAACAAAGTCATCTTATACATAAAAGATAAGTAAGTAAATACTTATCAATATGTTTTTATTCGGTTGTGACTTTTTTGATCAAGGCCACTCTACGACTAGGTGTTCTTGTAATGGTGGCAGTGAATCGTTTCGCTTGGATAGTAATGGTTTCGTTCTCCTTAAGTTGCCCGTAGCGAGTTTCCACCAGGGTGCCAAGACGCCACAGACCATCATCGATACGTTTATGACTAGCAAATTTAATCAGCAACAGTTTTACGACTAACTGACCTACGTAAAAGGCGAATGCGACTCCGGCCGCTAAGAAATAGGTGGCCAACCACCATTCCCAAGAAGTTAAATTGCTCATTTTTTCACCTTTGTTTCATGAACTACCCGATACACACGCTTTCCGATGCACAGTGTTTTGGTTTTAAGTTCCTGCTTAATTAAATCACGACAGATGCCGAAGCCGATAAGGAAGCCACCCATAAAAGCTAATGAGATGTATGGAATCATTTTAACACTCCTGATTCTACTAATTGCTGTAGCAATACTTTCCCTTTATCAGTTAACTGGTAGTTGGCCGAACACCACGTTTCAGAAACGTTTGCAACCAACCCTAAACGCTCTAACTTAGCTCGCGTTTTAGGCTTCCAGTACTCAGGGAACTCCGGCCACTTACTGATTTCATGAAGCGTTTCCTTCTCCCGTTTACTTAATACGATCATCCTTAATCTCCTTCAGGGTGTTGGTTATTTCTACAATGCGATAAATACGACCGCGTCTTTCTATAACACCGCTTTTAATGTAGTCATTGATGCAACTGGACATCACCACAATACCTATGAAAAAACCAACTGCTAAAAATGCAATCATCCAGCCGAGCATCATTCTTTATCTCCGATTCGATCTTCTGTATCGCGTAAGCAACGCGGCCATTTCAGTCGGGGGTGGCGTAAGCTGCCATCCGGTGTTTTCTCGTGACAATGAACCTCAACAATACGACCACGGTACTTCTCTTTGTTGTTCCAGATCTCGTCCAGATATTTATGCTTAATACCGCTCGCACGAACGATGACGCCGTTTTCAAGACGAATAACAATTTTTCCAAGTGTGTTGGCAAAACCAGAGTCCGGGTCGCCCGGCTCAAAGTCGATAATTTCACCATCTTCTGAATCTTCGTCTTTTAACTTCCACCAGCTGCGGGTACGTTTAAACTCGTAAACAGAGTTCGGATCTTTGCCCATCTCCCCTTCTTCGTTATCGTCCAGGCGTTTCATGAAGCGTTCGATGAAGTCTTCGTGGCTATGGATGATATAGAACGGATGCAGGTGAATATCTTGTGTGTAGCCTTCACTGCGATCGTTTTTGAACAACGCCACCAGCATAGCCAGGCGCTCTTTCAGCTTCATACCTGTCTTTGCATACTCTTTGGATTTAGCCTGTGCTCGCCATTCCGGTAGGAAGAAGTCGAAAACATGATAAATAGCGCCAATTGCCTGCACGTTCTTTTTGCGCAATGCAGATACGGACTGGTTAAATGAACCGGCAGTTCCTTCACCATCGAAGAAGATGTGTTTGTGGCCTGAAAGTTTGCCTAATTCGAGCATGGCTGGCTTTAGGTGATCGAGAGACGTGATTGGATTACCAGTACGAGAAAGGAAGTTAACCTCTTCCTCGTCAACAATAACCTCGCAAATTACTCGCAAACCATCGAGCTTAAGACTGCCAATCATTGGCCATTTTGCTTTAGGATTTGGCTTGAAGGGGTATTTGTCGCCTTTTTCTTTATACGGTGACGCCAGCTGCACCTCGAATTTCGGAATGGGATTTTCAAAAACCTTGTTGCATAGGCTAATCCCAACGCCAGCTTTCGGGTCTTTTAAGAGGAAACGACGGAACACGTCCTGCCCATCGGCGCACATTGACGCCACGATAGACTCAACAGCTGCTATTGCTGCGTTCCCCGTTAGCTCGCGAGAGGCCAGCTTGTTCAGTACATCAATGGCTTTTTCGTCACTTGGGATGGACTCACTAAGCGGCTCTGCCACTTTGTATTTCTTTACCCCAAAACGGATGAAAGGGTTGAGCATCAATGAAACCATGCTTTGCTCGAAGTCATCCATGTTGGCCAATGCCTCTTTTTTTGCATTGGTTCCCATAGCTTTCATTTCGTCCAGCTTATGCTTAAGTGCGATCAACTTTTTCATTGTTGTTTTACCTCCATATGTTGATCGATTTGCTCATGTGTTTCTTTTGTTGTTTCTTCAAGCAACGCCGCATACACGTCAGTGATCGCTGTTTGTGATGTGGTGCTCTTCTTAACCATGCTATTAATCGTTACACTGTCACGTTTTCGTTTTAAAGTTCTGGCTTGTTTATTCCGTTCTTCAACCTCCTTAATGAGCGCGGTCATATCTTCGAAATACAGAGATTCTCCTTTACGAATCTCTTCAACCATCATTTTTAACGCCTTGCATTTGCCTGCTTTGATAGCGGTTGCGCACGACTGGAATGAAGTTCGAGGAAGACGGTTTTCTTTGAAGGCAAGAATGGTGTGCTGGCAAACGGAGTAGCTGCAATATGCCGACTCACCGTTTATCTTTACTTCCTCACAACGAAGTGAATAACCATTATTTCCTGAAATAGAGGGGATTTTTGACAAATCAGCTTTCACAATTACCGCCAAAAATAATCTTGTGCTTACCTATCATTATTTGCGTAAAAAACGACACACTGAGAGCTTACCAACTTCCCCAGCTAATCATCTTGCGCTGATCGCTTTCTAAGCGATAGGGGACAAGAAGCTCTGTGACATGATTGGTGGCGTATGATTTAGCCTCTTGCTCTATCATCGGTAATTCGTTAGCAATCCTGACCATCTTCCCAGCAAACTCCGCCATTACGCCATCACATGCCTTCCCAGCATCAATAACGATATGCACCAGATCCAACTGGCTTTTGCACATGTCGCAAAGAGACGCATACTCACTCTCTCTGATTACATTTACGGCATCATTGGCCCCTTTATTAAGCAAGACTTCCAACAGGTTTGTCGGGGTAACGAAATCTGCTTTCAGAGATAATGTCTTTTCACCACTTATCGAACGCAAGTACTCTTCGTAGTTATTCTTCATCAAACCGCTGCTGCGCATTGCTAGAACTGCTTCTTGAATGGCCGCTTCAATAGTTTCGTCGTTTGAAAGACAAAAAACGGTATTTGTGTAGATCACTCTGCCATCAAGCCATGCTCCAACCTGCACTTTAAGACTGAGCGGGTTTTCTTTGCTAATAAAAACAACTAATGCAGAACGCCGTGCACAAGAAGGTTCGCCCCATACGTGTAACTCAACTTTCAGATAAGGCAACCCTGGTAGCGGGATCTCGTCCATACGAGCAGCGATATGATTCATTGCTGTATTGACGGCCTTTCCAATGATGTCTAGTCGACTGCCCTCGCTGATTTCTAAACCTGTTTTATCAATGATGTCACAGGCCAATTTCTGAATTTCGTCTTTCATACCAACTCCTAGCTAACAGATGAAAGTATTCTTACAAAAAACTAAGTATGTATCTACTTATCATTTTAGGCGCAATAGTTCCCTATACGAAGATGCCGGGCTTATAGTCTGCCCGGCATTCACCATTAATGAGCTACAGCCTCACTGTTGCACATCTTTCTGTAGACCTGCTTATAACGCTGTAAGTCATGAGGATCATTAGGTGCCAACGACTTCGATAGGATTTTGTATACCACCCCTTTCGAAAACATGCCCTTTGGCTTCATTTCGAGTTCAACAACATATGAGTGATAGCCCACGTATGCACCAAAGCCCATTTTTGGCGTTCAATTCTCCGCACACAAAGCCTGTCACACTCCCATCGTCATGATCAGTCCTGACAAACTTATCTTTCCTAAACATCACCGACGTGGGATCTTTCATATCATCCGCAATTGCTTGTTGGCCCAGAGCAATAGCCTTCTCGTCTGTAGGCTTACACCCCACTAAAGCAAACAAAGACAATAAAGCTCCTGTTAAAATCAGCTTATTTTTGCTCATGTTGGCTTCCCTTTATTTATATTTATCGCAGGTATTAGTTAATCAAAACACGAGCAGTGCCACAATAATTAAATGGCGTACTATTTCTTATGGTTATTAGTTTCCTAGTAACTTTACCGACCATAAACTAAATCAACAAAGCTGACATATTAACTAAATTTAAGTACCCTTTTTCGCACACTTGACGCTTGCCGCGTCTAAACTGTTCATCCTATATCAACAGAACAAAAAATATGAAATACATAAAATCTTCATCGTTGCTGGCATTAACTTTGCTTTTTAGCTCTGGATTCGTTAACGCAGACAATAAACAAACGCTGATAGAAGCCGCTACCGCAGGGGATACCGCAGCACAAAGTGAGTTAGGGACAAATTATTTTGATGGTATCAATGGTTTTGATAAGGATGTAGTTGAGGCCAAGAAGTGGATTGATCTCGCTGCAGAAAAGGGAGACAAAGTAGCATATTATGCACTTGGGGTTATGTACACATTTGGCGAGGGTGTAGATAAAGACCTAAATAAAGCTGTTGAGTACTACAAACTTGCGGGGGATGCTCGTGAAGGTAGAGCCTACAACAATCTTGGTGCTATTTATCAAAAGGGGTTGCTTGGTAAAGTAGATCATGCACTCGCCATTAAATACTTCAAACTAGCCTCTGATGCCGGGTATGTTAAAGCAACTTCAGTTCTTGGGGCGTATTACCAATATGGTAAAGGCGTTAAAAAGAATTATAAAAAGGCTTTTACTTATTACAAAAAGGCGGCAGACCAAGGCAGTTCAGAAGCTATGATAGGATTAGGAATACTATACGATGATGGGTTAGGCGTTAAACGCAATGATGCAGAAGCAGTTAAGTGGTATAAAAAGGCAGCGGAACTTGGAAACGCCGACGCCATAACCAATCTTGGCATTATGTATGAGAATGGGGAAGGTGTAAAAAAGGACTATAAAAAAGCAGCCGACCTTTATCAGACTGCTTGCGATAAAGGAGAAAAAAGAGGCTGCGATTACATTGCAGAACTGAAAGAAAGCGGCAAATATCGAGCGCCGGCTTCCAAAGCCAAAACAAAATCCGCCACCCAGCGACTTATTGCTAAATCCATTGATAAGGGCGTTAACGCTACATTTACCTGGCAGGGTGATGATGCTACCTTCACCGCTAATGATGGCAAAGTTGACTGCACATTCCTGAAGGATTTTTCAGAGAAAGGAGGCAATCTGGCTACCTCGTTTGTTTGCACAGATAACGTTCAAATCATCCTGAAGCAATTCAGAGATACCAAAAATGCCTACCTCGCGGTAATGACTGACAACTTCAATACTGAAGTTAAATCATTTTCGGTCAATGTGTATGTGACTAATACTGGTTCAAACTAATGCAGCTATGCCTTTTACCTTGCTTAAAAGTTCAAGCTGTCGTGAGTAAGGTTTTGCGCAATAGTAGGCTTTGATAATCTGCCCCGGGGTCGCATCGCCGGGGTCGAGTCCTTCCTCGCCCAAACATGCAATTTTCACATTAAGACCAATACTGCTCAGTCGCCTGGCTGCGGCCATAGTGTTGCGTATAGCCTGCTTTTCACTATCCCACATCATAATCACATTACGTAGCCCACGCGCCTTGAGCGTCAGGAACGCGCCCAGCTGATCTTCTGCATCCTGAGTGGTGTTACCAGATAGATGCATCCCGAACGTTCCTATTGGTTCCACGTAATCACGTAATGTTTCTTCGTCAAAAATAGCTCGTTTGACCCCCATAACATCGAACGCCCCCTCACAGACAACTACAGTCTGTTTGCCGACTGCATTATGGCCGTTGTAGAGAAACCTACCTGAAGCTGGAAGCTGCATAGGAAAGAGGTAGCGACGTTCTGCTGCACCGGTAATGTCACGCCCCTGGAAGGTCTTCATCACGCCATCCAGATCGTAAACCGGTATCAGGATGCGCATATCAAACACCTGCCCTTTGACCTGGTCTGTGTACGGATCGACGTATGCGTGCTTGCCTTCGACGCAGTAACGCAGATCAAAGTATTTGGCCAGATCCGGGGAGATATGGCGCTCCACCAGATAATCAGGAAGACGACCGTCAATGGGGAGTTCGTAATGTCGAGGGAGAGCTACTGGCCCTTCGAGTTCAACCTTGCTGGCCAGCACGACCTCTTCCTTCTTCGGCGCCCATCCTTGTGAGATCAGCGCGTTCTGCACATATTCCTCGAACTGTCGTCGTGATTTACCGCTGTAGTGCTTGAGGAAGACCAGCTTATTGAACTGAATCTCTTCGGGATGATCACCAGCAAAGCATTTGCCGACGCCACTGGTCAGATTGAAATATACCTTCCAGTTGGAGCTGCCACATACCGGACACTCCTTGATATTCACTTCACGACCGCGAGCACTCACGCCTCCACGTCGATAAACGATACCTTCAGTGTCCAACCATTGTTCAAAATCTAATTCGGTAATTAGCTCTTTCAGCTCGCTCACGATAATTCCACTTTTAATAGGCAATATTGTGACCAACCTAAATGTTGATATAATATAAAGGTTCATGTGTTTTTCTTTTGTGGTTTGGCAAAAGAAAAGTTGTTTCACCAATGAATCAAGCGTGGAGGTGTTCTCCACGCTTATTTTTTAGGTAACGTCTAAGATTCGCTCAATGAAGCGCATTTGTTCGAGGTTTTGTTTAACGCGAATGCTGATCCCTCCCTGCTGGTTACGAGAACCAGCAAAGTAGAGACGAGCCTCTCCTTTCGCTTCTTCTTCTTCGGTTTTGTTGATCGTTATTACCAGGTCAGCAATACGTACTTTTTCGATGTTGTCGGCGGCGTGCATCATTGTGGCAACTTCTGACGCGCCACCTTCACGGTTTGTCTGCGATGCCGTGATCCCAGCAACGTTATGCTTGTCATAAAGAGCACGTAAATCGGTGTAGATACTACGAATGTTAGCGCGATCATCACGAAGGTCATAACTGGCACGCATCAAATCTGCGTAGTCGACAACAACCATATCAGGCACCATGCCATTGGCTTTCATGCTGTTAAGCATACGGTCCAGATCTGCCGGTGACATACTTCCTGACGGACGCTCAACAACCCACAAACTACCAATCCCCTTCGTGGCTCCCAACTCTGCCAACTTACGATGAACCTCATCGCGCCGTTCAACCAGCTTGGACATTTCCGTCTCCGACAATCTTGCATCAAAACGGTCGGATAAAATGGTGGTGTGAACCTCCAGCGAGAGATACAGAACATTGTAGCCAGCAAGCGTTGCGTTTATGGAAAACTCACCCATTGCGGTCGATTTACCGGATTTAGCGAACCCCATGAAGAGCACCATTTCACGCTTCGCCCAGCCTTTTTGGTACAGCAACCTATCGAGCAGAGGGAGTCCAGTTGTAATGCTGTTTGGCACATACTCCTCTGAAGCCTCATATTCACGCGCTTTCAATCGCTCACTTGCGGAGGTGTAGTAGTCATAGATTCCGGTCGCTTCGTTCGATCCAATCTGCTGAACCTTGGCCATGATTGCCATCGCCCCCTGAAAGTCGCCCTTCTCTTTCAGTTCAGCAGCCTTAATCAGAGCATCATCAAACGCTACGCTTTTTGCGAAGGTTGATACCTGGTCAACCATGTACGAGGTATCGGACAATTTTTCTGCAAGGATGCGCTTAAACGCAGCAACAACATCGGCGAATAGTTCCTCACGGATGGTCTTATCGCGTTTAGCACGTTTAAGCATATCCAGAATCGCAGATGAAGAAGGCGCGCTCTTGTACATACGGTAATAGCCCGAAACCATATTAACCAATATGGCATTGGCCGCATTGGCAAATTGGCTAGGCACAACCAGATCTCCCGCACGAGTAAGAAACTCGTGATCACGACAAAAATATGCCGTCAGTCTGTTCTGGAAATCTTCATCAAACTCTTCGGACAGCCCGCGTCCTGTATGGCAAAGTTCGGTCATGTGCTTTCCTTTGTTTTTTAAACAAATTGTTTTCTAGTATTAGTTAATTAGATAGGGGATCAATAAACCGCCGTGCTTCTTCCAGTTCTTCTGGAAAGTGGGCGGAAATAAGGCGCTCTGGAACGATTTCCATTAGCCAGATAGCGGAGAAAATTGCGCGTATGCGCTTGCTGCGAGGGATGGTGCGCAAACGCTCCAGAATCCACTCAAAATAGCTTTCCTGAATCGGGTTGAACTGCATGTCTCCCATATGCTTAAAGCTAACAAGAGAGTCATCCAGACGGGTTGTTGCGCGTCTGGCTAATTTCTCTTCAAATATCTCAATCAGTTCTGGCTGCCACAAATGCTGTGGGCGCGGCAGCTTGTCCCACAGCCGTCGTGCAGCTGCGGAAAGAACGGTGGAGATAAAGTAGTCGTATGAGCAGCAATAGCGATCCGCAAACTGGCGTGCTTTCCATAGCGACGTTTTATTGGCAGTCGACAACTCCTGATAAGGCAGGCGTTTTAACCCGGTGGTGAACGGAGCTGTTTCAAAGTGTTCGCGACCGTGCGTCAGCATGATATTTGAGTACTGACGTTTGTATGCCTCCGTAAAAAGGCAGGTGGCCATGAGAGGATGCATGTCGCGGTAATCAAACCACTTCGTCTCGAAGAGTTCAGCCTCGTCTTTGCAGCGCGACAAACCAATGTTTTCAGCAACCCACTTGTCCATAACAGCGGTATTCCACTCTGTCATGAAGTCGTACTGGTTGTTGTCGATGGTATCGAAAAAGATTTGGCTCATGTGGCTCACCTGGTAGGTAGTTACTTACTTATCACAATGAGCGGATGATAGCGACTGGTGGCAGTTTTTGGAAGTGGAAACAGAAGGGAGTTGTTCTGGTGGGTGTCTTTAAAAGACCTGCTTCCGTATATATATATACTAAGATACTTATTATATACGGAAGCAGGTCATAATTGTTGATACTACCAATACTAGTATCCAAGAAAATCAGTATCTTTCTCTAATCTTATTTTTTCCAGCTTATACGATCCTGGAGGGCACTTCATTTTGTAGATTTCGATACCTGAATCAAATAGTTGATGAACATAATTTTGAAGTTGACTGCTAGCCTTACAACCTATTGTTATTTCCTTAATTAAGGATTTATCAAATAATTTCACGCCACAATTCTCGGTTACGATTCTAACCTCCTCTTCATATTCCCAGACATCGCTTTTATTTAGGCAAAGAGCCGCTGCAATCTCTTTAGCTGAGTCGGTAAAAAAATTTACAACCGGAACATCAGAGGAATATTTGACCTCACCGCGAACAAAAAAAACATCATCAAACGCATTTATAAAACCATCATCAAATCCGATGCAAAAACCAGAGTGAGAATGCGCATAATGCGACCACATAAGATAATTATCTGGTCTTTTTGTCAAACAAATAACTCCCCGACACTGCAGAAAAGTTGTTCTAATCATATAGTTATCAAAACTGCGACTATGTTCTGTTTGACTCAATAACCAGCGTTCAAATTCATCATTGTGATGATTAGGCCAAAGCTCAAAAAATCTTTTCTTAATGGCGTCTATATCAGCATCATAATCAAAATTAACTTTAAACTCGGCAGGATCGTTGAAATCATTCGGACGAGTTGCTCGAATTTTCCCATCTTCTAAGTAATACTTTAAATACTTTATTGTGTCTTCCGGGACGCTACTTCCAACATATTTGTAAAGCATAAATATACCTTTTAAGAGAAGGCGTCTAATCACGCCTTCTCTTATCAACCTTTCTTCATCAACTCTCGTTTAATTTCATCGGTACGCATCGTGACATCGGCAGCTGTGATTGCCTCGTTAAGTTTCACGATGTCCTCGATTTCCTGCGGTGACTTCTCTGCCAGATGGAAAATGGCTGCGCGAATCACGTCAGAACGGGTGAATTTCTCGAAGCGAGGGATGAACTTCATCATCTCCAGCAGTTCGAAGTATTCGTCCTCCAGTGACATTGTGCGGCTTTTAATTTTCTCTTTGCCACGAGTCGGGCGTCCCTGTGGTCTGACTGGTTGGCGCAAAGGAGTTGTGTTCTTAGCCGGTGCATCAGGCTCTTTGCGCTTTGCTAGGTCACCCATTTTCATGGACATTATTCTTCTTCCTCCAGACTCAACAGATAATCTACAAATTCTTCAAACTCGGCTTCCGCCTTTTTGTCGCGCTCGCTACCGGTCATTTCAAAGATAGAACGACCAGACTCTTCCGCATCATCATAGACGTTGCGGTTATATAGATTGACTGGCGCAGACTCGATTCCAAACGTCTCAACAATCTCTTTAGCCGCCAGAATGCGAGACACTTGTGATGGCAAAGCCGGGCACTGGTTCATGACCGCGCGGACCTTCACTTTATCGTTTACATTGCGAACATTGTCGATAATAGGATCGATGTCACGCAGAGATTTCAAATCACGACGCTTAGGACGAAGCGGGATAATGATAACGTCGGCCATCAGCATCGCTTGTCGCTGAATTTCGGAGTCGAAGCCACCAGCATCTACCACTACAAACTCAGCTCTACCCTGAAGCGATTTTAGGTGCTTAATGATGTCATCCTGAACGTATGCAAAAGGAATCAGCTCAAGGTCTTCGTTCTGTCGACGGTCTTCACACCAGCTCGTTGTCGTGCGCTGAATATCTATATCGGTAATATAAACCTTCTTCTTCTTTTTGACTTTCAGGCAAACGGCAATTTGCTGGGCAACGGTGGATTTGCCAGGCCCGCCCTTTGTGCCGCCAACCACAAAGATCTTGGTCATTGGAGAGTTCCCTTTGCGTATATAATTATCGTCTGAAACAACTTGTTTTCTTATATGTGATATAGCCTAAATGCCTACGGCTGCGGTGTAAAGGTTAAATGGTAGGTTGTGATTAACAATTGGCAAACATAGCTTGTATTTGTCTGTTGAAAAAAGTAACAATGACCTCTATATTACAAGTACGGTGATATGCCGTACACAATTTGATAATGCACACGTAATGGGCTATAGCCTTTTAAAGTAATTTTTGAGTCGAAAACTCAGTTTGAACAGAGGAGATTGATGGCCTTCCTACATCACGGCCATCAGGAGGAATACATGTCAGCACTAAAAAAGCAGCGCATCGATTTGAGATTAACCGATGACGATAAAAGCATCATCGAGGAAGCTGCCGCAATGTCTAACCAGAGCATTACTCAGTTTATGGTTAGCAGTGCATCTGAACGTGCCGTGAAAGTTATAGAGCAACACCGTAGACTAGTTCTGAATGAAGAATCCTGGAATCTGGTTATGGACGCTATAAGCAATCCTCCGGCACCGAACGACAAGCTGAAACGAGCTGCTGATCGTCTGAAAAGCATGGAGTAGTTTACTCGTGGATAATATAAAGATAGAAATTTTCTCTGGAGAGAAAGATTATGATTTGAATGGTTTTGATTGCGGTGAAGAATCACTAAATGCCTTTTTAACCAACCACTTAAAAAGGCAGCATGAGGGAAAAATTCTTCGCGCTTATGTGCTTTGCACGAAAGAAGGCAGACCAAAAGTGTTAGGGTATTACACTTTGTCAGGTAGCTGCTTTGAAAAGGAGTCCTTACCTTCAAGAAGCCAGCAAAAGAAGGTACCTTATCGGAATGTTCCAAGTGTTACTTTGGGTAGGCTGGCTTTGGACAAGTCCCTTCAAGGTCAAGGATTTGGCTCAATGCTTGTAACACATGCAATGCGCGTTGTGTACAATGCATCTCTTGCTGTAGGCATTCATGGACTTTTCGTTGAGGCGTTAAATGACAAAGCCAAGGCGTTTTATAAAAGTTTAGACTTTATCCAGCTGGTTGGTAACAACGAGCGTTCTTTGTTCTATCCTACAAAATCTATCGAAAAATTGTTCGAAGAATAATGTACTCCCCTCAAGTGAGGGGAACTTCGCATCACCAACCGCAAACTCTCTCTCCCATCGTATTGTGAAAAAGGATTTGGCGTTCGGTTTCTTCGGTCATCACATCATTATTGCTGATATAGATAGGCCCAGCTCCATCGCAGAACAATACGCTGGCGGTTTGTGGTTTAATGACGCACCCACTTATCATACAACTCACGATGAACGGCAGAAGCATCTTTCTGACGTATTTTATTGCTCGTCTCATTCACCACTTCCACTGTGCTTTGAAGTCGTTTTCTGTCTTCCTGTTTTGCCTTCTCTTCCATTGCTCGTCGCGCCGCATTCCCGCCCATCGTGTAAGCGCCGACAAGAACGAAAAGAACGGCAGCCAGCGTAATCAAAGCAACTTTTAGCTTTGTCATCAGGCTGCCTAGCATATTAGACCATCCCTTTCTGGTGTTTTCTTACCTGCGACCAGGCAATGAATCCGGCCACAACAATAGTGGCAATACCGAAGATGATGCGTACTGTATCCCCGCTAGAGATATGACCTTGTGCTTTATCCATAGCAGCGGAAACCTGCGGCATAACATCGGCCAGCTGCGCCAGACCAATACCTGCTGTAACAGTTGCGCCTGCGGTTTCTTTAGTTACAGGAACAGCCTTCACGGTTTTCACCGGCTTAACAACGCCAGCTCGACGCAGACCTTCCTCAATAACTTCTGCCGCATACCAGGTGTTCAGCGTTTTTAGCGGACCTCGCCCATTCTCATGGCGAATGATTGCCTCAACCAAAGGTCGAAGAATGTCGTAATCATGCAGATCGATAATCATGTCTGCGGTTACACCAACGGCTTTAGACACCTCATTAATGTAGGCGTCAGTATTGTTTTCATTCGGCGGTGCCCAACGTTCAATAACTTCACGAATGGTATCGATACTTGAGCCGTCTTTTGCGCGACGTTTGTCGTGGTAGGTAATTAGAGTCACCGCCAGCGCACGAATCCCCCAAACAGGGTCTTTAAACGTGCAAAAGCGCGGTTCGTCTGGATTCGCAACCAGACCTTGCCACGGTGATCCTTTATCAAGATTACCGGGGTTATTATTACGAATGCCTCTCGGAGTCTTCATCCTTGATCTCCTGTTATTGCAGTCCACTTTTTACGCCATACGCGGCTAACCCCAAAAGCAGTGCGGTAATAATGAACGACGTTATTTTAGAAACAATGCCGCCAAAGAACCCACTTGAGATGGAATCTAACCGGTTAAGGAGTTTGTCCAGATTGGAGTGTTGAATACTATGTTGCGCCGGGGTCATATCACCAAAGTAGGTTTTCAGCTGATCATTGACCTCCTGGCCAATTTCTTCACGTAGCTCTTTACCTAATTTGCCAACAACCTCCCGAGCAACGATCGCGGCAATACGCTCAACTTGCTCTGTTGTAACGCCCGCCATCTCGTTCGACATGTTTTCCTCCATGAAAAGTCAAATCGGGATGGCGGATTTATATCACATTTCACCCTTTTGTTGTAGGTGTGTACTTACCTATCATTCAGCATTGCAACCGATTGATGAGAAAGCACCTACTCCAACCCATCGCCAGTTATAGATGCTACCCGCTTTGTATAAGGTATAGTCGTTCACTTTTTTAACAGCATATATGGGTATGACTGTCTCCTGTCCACCAATGATAGCTTCACCATAACATATAGGTGTCGGCAATTTCTGGCAGCCAGTAAGAGAGAGAACAACAGCTATTGTTAGAAATAATCTTTTCATCATTTACTCATCAGTTATACAGATTTCTATTTATTACCGGTACTCTGCCATTTACGCTAAAACTATGGCCGCCATTAAGTTGGTTTACGAATATCGAGCTAACAGTATTTCCATATGCCGCATATCCATAAACCATTGTCATGGCTCCGCCCGGTACTGGAACAGCGAACACATTCGCATATGTTGGGATTATCGCTGGAGGGTAATCAAAAACATGCCCTCCAGAGCTGTTCCACTCCGTATTATTAAGAAAGGTAAATGAAAGTGGGATATTTGCCGTATTATAGATTTCCCCCCCTTGTGCATTGAAAAAACTCATGCCCCAAGTTTCTTTTTTGGCTATACCTTTCGAAAATACGTATATCGTGGCACTAGAGTCGCTACCCTGACCTCCGAAACTGTAAATCACCTGGTTGTTACGCACTATTCTGTTGGCTATTAATGAAACAGCTTTCGAATAGGCAACAAAAATAATCGGTGAACGATCTGGAGATATTTTGGTGTTAAACTCTGTCCCGCCGGACAAAGAAACAACCTGCTTTCTCTGAAAAACGATAGGAGACAAAGAAGGAGACATCCAGACCTTCCCGTCAGATCGATATATCTTGCTTCCGTACATTATTTTTGAAAAACCAATATGTTTAAATTACCACTAGCTCCAGACCACGAAATGGTATTTCCAGAAACCGTAAGACTTGTGTACTTTCCATTGGTTACGTCCATTATGTAATAGTCGATTCCCAATCCCGCCTCAACCTCATATGTTCTACTTCCTGAACCAGAGGGAGTAAAATAATCGAGGTAATAAACAGGGGCCAACGCATTGACCATCTCCTGTCTTGATGGCGACCAAACCTGTGCACCATAGCTCATAAATATATCCTTATACTTTTAAGCAGGGGCTGGTTTAGCTCCAGCCCCGATTGAAGTTGTTTATTCTTTAGGTGAATTTAACTTCGTTTCAAGCTCCTCAACCCTTTTGGTCAATTGCTGAATATGATGAATGAGTGGTACAACCAAACGCTCATACATCACTCCTTCAGCGACCATACCATTTGAGGAAATATCTTCTGGAGAATCATTATTTGTTGGTTCACGCCAATGGACATATTGCGGGGCAATCTCACCAACCTCTTCAGCAATAAGGCCGTAATACCCCCAATCCTTTCGGTCACCTCGACAAATTGAACGATACCAAACAGGTCTTAATGACAAAAGTTCATCAGCATATCGATCTTGTAATGTTTCAATATCCTTTTTATAGCGCCTTGAAGACGTTGAACGCCAAACTGTATTGATACCTGGGTTTGGATCAATGTACATATTGGCACCGCTAGTAGTTGTGCCAATATCCCATATAGCAAACCCTCCACTACCGCCTGATTTGACAACCAGTGTTTCAGCAACAATATCCAGGTTGCCACTATAGCCTGTCAGTGATGATCTGCTTGCATAGGAGCTTAGAAGGTTTGCTACCTCTGTTTTCGTGTAAGCATTAAGGTTAGCCGCAGTCAAAGTTATATCGGCAGAGCCATCAAACGCCACACCAGCAATTTTCCTTGCTGTCTGCAATTTTGTGGCGGTTGCGGCATTACCAGTAGTGTTCTGATTACCAGTTGTATTCACACCAGGGATTGAATCCTTAGCGGTATATACCTGCGCCCACGCTGACCATGCTGCACCTGTGTTATCTCTTCGTGAGCGAATGAAAACTGGCGCATGTGCACCGCTCGTACCACTCCAGCCAATAAGCAACTCGCCCTCACCAGCAGCACTCGCACCTTTCATGTGCAATACGTTGCCATACGTGGTCGGGTAGCTATTGTTGTACGCCTCATACATTTGAATGCCAGCAGTGCCTTGAGTAGAGCCGCTTAACGCCGTAACTCGGCCACGAGATACCAATGTATTAATGTTGATATCGCCTGAACCATCAAACTTAACACCATTGATGTTTCTCGCTGTTTGCAACTTCGTAGCTGTTGAAGCATTACCGTTCAAACTACCATTTACGCCACCAGTCACATTTAGTCCATTACCAATTGATACAGCACCGCTGGTATTATTAATTGTAATCGGTCGCAAACCGTTCCATGAACCTAATGTGTCTCCTGATGCTGTTAGCAGGAAATATGTGTTCGCCCCATCATTACGGATAAAGAACCCATAGTTACCGTAAGCAATGCGGAAACCATTTGCATATTTTGAAACGATCTCACCAGAAGACGTTACCCCCCCAGATAATGTGCCACCTGAAAGCGGTAATGCTCCTACATCAGAAGCTGTTGGTTTGTTTCTGGTGTTATAAGAACGACGCCAGCCTGGCGCATAATCACTTCCATTGTACACATAAATAAATTCCGCATTATTAACACCACCATGACCCGATGTTGTTGTCGTTGTAACACGAATAGTGTAATGGCTTGTTGCCTTATTACTAAACACCTCAATCACGGAACCAGATAGATCGATCCTACCGCAACCAGTGTCGTCTATATAATTATTGTTGGCGTAAGCCCATGAGCACCGTGCAATCCAATATTTGTTTGAAAATGCACCCTGATTATTTAGCCACGTTATAAACTGAGCAGTCGTAAATGCTGTTCCGTTACCACTATTTAACCATCCGGCGGCAGCGGTTGGTGCGTTTATATCAGCCGGCTGAGGCATAAATCCAGTCGTGTAAACCTGCTCCCAACCACTTTCAAAACCATAGCCATCTCTTGAGGAACGGTAGAACAGACCACCATTTTTATAGTGAGCTTTAATTTGAAGCGTACGGCAACTACCTACACCGGTATAAAAGTTGGCAAGAATATAACTAGCGCCTGCTCTAGTTACATTGTAAGCACCAGATTCAGCATTCCACGGCACGCCACCATCAGCATCCGCATATGTATCCGTTGCCCTTCTGGCAAAAGCAGCCACATGCGCGGCGGTTAAAGTGATATCTTTGGAACCATCAAACTCAACACCAGAAACCCGTCTTGGCGTTTGCAGCTTTGTTGCTGTTAATGCATTACCGTTCAGACTTGCGGACAGTTTGGTTCCAATAACCAGTTCGCCGGTTGCGTTATCAATAGCAAACGGTCTTAATGTATTCCAGCCACCATAAACATCACCTTGATTGGTAAGCAGCAGGTAAGTTTTAGCGCCATCATTACGCCATAATGCCCCATACTCCCCACCTATCATTCGAATCTGATTACCACCACGCGCTACAATTTCGTCTGTGGCAAAAAGTTTTTTGCACGACAAGTTATCGTTAACGATTAACGAA